ACGAGCCACGAGCCACGAACCACTAGAGCGCAATTCCCGCCGCCCAGGATGCGATCGCGGCGCGCAGCGCGTCGCCGCCATTGTCCGGCGCGGAGTGCTTCGGATGCACCCCGTCGTCCGTCCAGGCGCCTCCGGTCACCTTCCAGCGGTTGCTGTCCTGGGCGTTGTCCACGACCAGGTTCGGGTCCCAGTAACCGTCAAACGGCGTCGGCGTGGTCCTCACCCAGGTGTTGAAGTCTCGCCAGCGCTGCGTGATCGTGCCGCTCCACTTGTCGGACTGGTTTTCAAGAGTGGCCCAGCTGTCCGTCGACGTCGTGGCCGGTAACAGGGAGGCCAGATAGACCTCAACTCCCCTGGCCTTGTACAGGTTGGCGATCGTCTGGCAGTCCGCCTGGAGCTGTGCGAGCGTCCGGCTGTTGTTCAGATCGTTATAGCCATACCAGAGCAGAAGATGCGAACATACCTCCGAGATCATGCTCCGGAGCAGCCGGTTGGCCCGGAGCGCGTAATACTGCGCCCGCTCGCCGGTGTTGCCGCAGTTGACGTAGGCCAGGGTATCGGCCAGGCCCCGCCCGATATACATGCCCGGTATGCTGTCCCCCACGATCGCCCAGGACGGAATGAGGACCTGGCCGCCCGTGTTGCCGAGAATGGCGGACGGGAAGATACCGCCGACGCCCTGATTGGCCGGGATATCGGTCGTATCGCAGTAGTCGACGCCGTACTGGTAGTAGTCCGGCCCGCCGGTCAGGATGCCGGCGTTGGTCTGCCAGACCTCGCCGCCACCGACCAGGACGTAGGTTCGGACATAGAAGTACTCGCCCGCGGCGATGTAGATGTCCTCGTCCGGGTCGGTGATCATCCAGCCAGTGAGGTCGGTAGTGCCCAGGCTGGTAGGCCTGGCTCCGGACACATAGAGCGGGATGACCGTTCCGACCGGGTACTCAATGCTGCACTTAACGCTGATGGCGTTGCCCGGCGCGACCTCTCCGGCTCCGACGTTATTGCCGTAGTTGGCGATGATGACGCGGGGAGAGTAGTATGGTGTGATCGCCTTGTGGCGCGTCCGGTAGATGGCGCTGGTCTGCCCGGTGATCTGGCTGTATTTCTGCAGGTAACACTTGTCGGCTACAGGACGGTAACGCTCCCCCACCCGCGTATGGCGCATCGCCCGCGTGACCGCCGCATCCAGGGTCGCCAGGTTCCCCGTCAGTGCGTTCAGCTGCGCCGCCGTGGCAGTGACCACCGTGCCGGCCCCCGCTCCCAGGGAGAGCGCCGCCGTGTGCAGCTCGTCGATCTCCTTGCTCGCGCCCAGCACGACCGCCTTGCCCGCCGCCGCCTGGCCCGCTGTCACGCCGTCCAGCACATCCACTTCCGCCCGCGAAAGCGCCGCAGAGGACTGCGCGACGTAGGAGGCCGCAGCGCCCGGATCGGGCACGTGAACGGTCGTCGCCTGGCCCATCGCGTCCGCCAGCAGCGTGACGACCGTGTCGCCCGTCTGGTTGGCGCAGGCCAGCGTGAGCTTGCCCTTCGCCTCCGTCGCGGGGAATACGTCCACGCTCCCGGCCACGCCCGAAGCGCCCGCGTCGATGTTGACGGCGTCCAGGTCGCGGAAGTCGCCGATGTCCTTGTCGGCATCCACGACGACGGCCTTGCCGGCCGCCACGGTCCCGGCGGTCACCCCGCCGGACTTGTTGATCTCGTCTGCCGTCGCGGTGACCTGCGTGCCGGCCAGCTTGAGCGCGCCCCCGCTCTCGACGTCCAGCTCACCGCCGCTCTCGACGTCAATGGAGCCGCCGGCAGCCACGACCTGGCGGTCGCCGCCCTGCTCATGATAGATCTTCCGTTGATAGGTGCTCATTGGAGAATCCAGGTTGTGGGGTGTAGGGTGTAAGGAAACGGCTTGTGACGTGTCACTACTCCCTATACCCTACTCCCTACTCCCTGCCTTTACGCCGTGCCTTCCGCCGGCGCGCTGTGGCACTCGGCGGAGATCACCGTGGTGTCCTGTGTGATCGGCGCGTCGGCCGGCAGGTACAGTTCCGCCAGGATGAAGTCCACGACCGCGTTCTGCGTGCCCCGGTCGATCACGACATCCAGGTACCGCTTCTGCGGATGGTAGATGTCTATGATCGCGACCTGGTTGTCGTCATCGTCCGCGACTGTGATCCCCGATCCCTCGATGTCCGAGTAGGCGTCCGTCGCGGCGTCGTCCGTGGACTGCTGCGCCTTGACGCTCGTCACGGCCCCGCTGGTAATCGCCCCGAAGCCGATGAGGAACCGTACACCAGCGTAACCCAGCGTGTCCAGTCCCTCGCTGGTCAGGTCGCTCGTTCCCGCCGTGCCGGTGTAGGTGCTCGTGCCGTCCAGCGGCAGCCGCACCGTCTTGCAGTTCTTGCTCAGGTTGTGCATGATGTTTCTCCTCTATCAGGAAGCCGGAAGTCGGGAGTCCGGTGTCGGAAGAGGTTCTCCCGTATTCCGTCTTCCGACTTCCGAATTCACTCGCCGCTCGCCGCGGTCTACGTGGCGACCTTCTGGACCTTCATCGCCCAGGGCTTGGCGACCTTGCCGCCGAACCTTAGCCGGCCGACCAGCTCGATCTGGTTGCGCTTGGCCTTCGTCTCCCGCAGCACCTGGATCGAGAAGCCGATCCGCTGCACCAGGTAGTAGCCCATCGGATCGCCGAAGATGATCGGGTAGGCGTTGGCCGCCACCGCCGGCATGAACTCCGAATAGGCAGGCGGGAAGCCGAGCAGGTCGCGGTTGAGGATCGGGCGGGCCAGCCGGTTGTCCTGGCTGCCCATGCTCCACAGGTAGTTCCCCTCGCCGTCTTTCAGCTTGGTGATGGCCTTCGCGGTGGACAGCCAGTTCATGATGAAGCGCGCGTTGCGCAGGTACTGCGGCGCAAGCCCGAAGGCCAGGTCCAGGATGCCGTCGGCGGTCAGCGCGTCAGCCACGCCGGAGACGATGTACTGCGGCTCGTCGCCGGTGGCGCTGGACGACGGGTTCTTCAGGATGCCGCTCGCCTGCCCGACGCCCGTCCCCCGAAGGATGCGGTAGTCCTGCTCCAGATCGACCGTCTCCTGGTAGATCTCCCGCAGGAACGCCTCGACGTCGACGGCCGCGTCCTCCAGCATGTCGTTGGTGATGCTGGAGGAGAGCATGGCGGTGTAGACGTCTATCCGCAGCTCTCCGGTGGCCGGATCGGTCGTGTCGATGGTCGTGTCCGCGTCCGGGATCTCGCCCGGGTAGGTGACCCGCACGCCGGTTGAGTACAGGACCGCGTTGGCGTCGTCATCCGCATTGCCGGTGTAGCGGACCTTCGGGAAGATCTTCGCGTCGCGGGCCGTCTGCCAGCGACGCACCAGGCTGGAGATGACCAGCGGCGTCGGCTCGCGCCGGATGATGTCCAGCGTCCAGTCCGGGGGTACAAAATACCCGCCCTGGTCGTCGATGCCTTCCTGGAGCGCCTTCATGTTGTCGTTCGACAGGTTGCGCTCGCCGCGCAGAATGTAGCCCCCGAAGGCTTCCTTGTACTCCTTTGTGACCAGGTTCTTGTACTTGGACTGCGCGATCAGGCCGTAGCCGGTGCTCTCGACCACGCCCTTCCTCTCGTCGATCAGCGTCTCGCCGGCATACTCCAGGCCGGTCACTTTAGCCTTGAGCGACGGGTCGTTGAGCCAGGACTGGTAGGACGTAAACGACCCTTTCAGGGCCTCCTGGGCGTTGAGGGCCTCTATCTCGGTCCGGATGCTCTTCAGTTCCCCCTGGATCGCCTCCGCGCGCGCCAGCTCCTCCGTTGTCAGCCCGTCCGCCTTCTCGGATAACATCTTCAGCTCGGCGAGCAGGGTCTCCGCCTGCTCCAGGAGCTGCTTCTTTCTCGGATTCATCGTTCTCACTCCATGGCGCCCATGAAAAAGGCCCGGCTCCGAAGAGTCGGACCGTCCACGGGCTTCTGTTTCGTTTCGTCAGAGAGGGAGTGACTCTAATCGGATGTTCGTTGCCGTTGACCTTCCCCGACACCCGACACCTGTCACCCGCCGTATAGCGCCGCGCGCTCCAGGGCCTCCGCTTCGCGCAGGATCACCTGCGCCAGGTCCGGGCGGGACGCGCGGGTCGCCACCGTCTCGGTCAGCGCGTCGATGGCGGCCCGTACCTCTGCCAGCCGCTTCTTGCGCTCCCCCGAGAGCGTGCGTCCGTCTCGGGCGCGCAGGGCCAGGATCACCTTGCCGCGCGCCGTCACAGTCTCGACGGCCGCAAGCGCCGTCCCGATCTGCGTCTCAAAGCTCTCCGCCGCAAGCGCGGAGAGAGAAACCTCCTTCGGATCGCGGAAGACCGCCTTCAGGGCCGCCTCGGCCTCTTCCATCGGCTCCATCGCGCCCATCAGGGACTCGATGACCCGGATGGCGATGTCCCGGTACTCGTCAAACGCGCTGCGCAGGAAATCGATCTTCTCCACCAGAGGCGCGTCGGAAGAGAACAGCACATCGGCCACAACGTACCAGAACAGGGTGTCCGTCAGGTCCCGAAGCGCCGCCCAGGTCATGTCGCCCTCGGCGTGTGGCCCCAGATACTGCGCCTTTAGCTCCGCAAGCCTTTCCCTGACACCCGTTACCCGACACCCGTCACCCATCTTGTCCTCCTCCATGCCCGGCATCTGGATCGAGTCATCGTCAAACGCCTCCCGCATCCGCTCGTAGTACCGGGCGATCCGGCTCATCACGGCCTCGCGGTCGTCGTCCGGGATGTCCACTCCGCCCCGCGCGCCGTTCATCACGCCCGCGCAGGAGAATATTCCGCGCGGAATAGCTGTCAGCGTCCCGTCGATCACGTCGGCGAACATCATCTTGTAGCTGCCGAAGTTCTCAGAGGCCGACTCGTCGTACCAGAAAAATGCCTTGCGATACTTCGCGTTGGGCGCGTCCTCCGCGCCGGCCCACTCTCGCACACGCGTGTCGGCCTCGGACTTGCTCCAGGCCCGGTCGCGGTCCGCCAGCGGCAGGTCCATCGCCCCGGTGGCGCCCTTCGCCTCTCGCCTCTGGCCTCTCGCCTCTGGCCTCTCGCCTCTGGCCTCGCCCTTCGCCTCCGTCGCCTCCGCGCTGCGCAGCGCCGGTACCGGCACGACCGAGTCCTCCGCCAGCTCGATCTCGGAGAGCAGGCGGATCTTCGCAAACTGCTTGCTGCGGGCCAGGGCATCCTGCAGTTTGTCCGCCTTGACGACTTTGGGAAGCTCGGTCGCGTACTGGCCGGGATAGAGGACCTTGACGCCCCAGGGCCAGTAGCCGATGGAGCAGAAGACGCCCTTGCCCGCCGCCATCCGCTCCTTGATCTTGGTGCGGACGGCCTGCGCGTCCTCGGTCGAGTGAAACTCACTCGCCACAAACAGGCCGTAGTCGTCCGTATTGGCTTTTACCGGGTATCCGATCAGACCGCCATAGCTCCACTCGTGGGTGTCCGCCGTGAAGCCGCGAGTCAGATACTGCTCCAGGAACTTGTCATAGGCGCCGGGGAGCACGATGTCCCCGGCGTCGTCCAGCTCCCCGAAGACGGACCGATACCCCTCGAAGCCGCCCGGCCCCTCCTCGATCATCTTGAGCTGCGCCAGCGGCAGAAACTTGAACTGCTTCTTCATCGCTCTCTATCCGATTTGCGTTGTCGACGGAACGGCCCGGTCTTACGGACCAGGATCGCCAGCGCCCAGACGTAGAGCGCTGGCAGCCACCAGGGCGCTATCCTCTCCTGACGGCGAAAGTGACCGACGGCCCGGAGGTAGAGCACCGGCAGATACCACCGGGCGATCCGTACATCGACGAATAGCTGCCCGTCCCGAATGTACGAGCCTGACATCTTCACCCATCGCGGCGGTTTCACCGTATGCCCTCACCCTCGCCTTCGACTGCCGTTGCCCTTGCGAGCCACGAGCCACGAATCACGGTCTTTCTAGCCGCTCTCTTCCTGCGGCAGCTTGAAGCCGGTCTCCCCGGTCTCCCGCTCCAGCCAGCACTTGCAGTTGGTCCGGCAGGCCGTGCTCGCGTCGCCGGGGAAGCCGGGAACCGTCGCCGCCGTATACGGGCTGCCGTCGGCCAGCACCGGGCAGTCCGCGCAGTGGTCCACAACGCTGAGCTTCCACCAGAGCACGGTTTCCGGCGGAAGCGTCCGCACCCACGCTTCATTGGCTGTGCCGAGCAGCCGGTCCACGTACATCTCCGCCCGCCGCCCGATGCGCGCCAGGTTGAGCGTGCCGTCCTCCAGCGTGTACTTCCCGCTCTCGATGTCCGCGAGGAAGCTCGCCAAGTACGACTCCTGCTCCGCCATCACGCTCGCGCCAAAGAGCAGGTCGGCCTCGCCAAACGCAGCGGCGCTCCCGGCCAGCGACCGCCCCAGGTAAGCCGCCTGCGCGTGCGCCTCGGAGAGCAGCGTGCGCATGAAGTCCCCGAACTCCGAGACCGACATCGACCCCGCGGCGTCCGCGCCCAGGAAGTCCAGCACCGAGGCCCCGCCCGCTTCGATCAGCGCGATCAACTGTGCGTTCGGATCGTCCGGCGGCCCGTCCTTGCGCTCCGGGAAGAGGGAAGAGGGAAGAGGGAAGAGAAACGACTCGACCGGTCTCACCCTATCGCCCACTCGCCCCATCGCCCACTCGCCCCATCGACTTCTTCCAGACCGCCGCGATGATCTCACGCGCCCGGGCCAGACTGGCATCCCCGACCCCCGGCCCCCGGCCCCCGGTCTCCGTCTTTCCCTCCTGGATCGCCCCGTCCCGGTCGGCGTCTACCGGCGTGCCGCCGCTGCCGCGCGGCGGATAGAGCGCGTCACCCCCCGGCATCTCCGGCAGGCCGACCTTCGCCCGCGCCTCGTTCGGCGTCAGCCACGGACCGCCTACCGCCGCCGTCTGGCGCTGGTAGAGCTTGTCCATGTCCTCCTGGAGCGCCCGCACGTTGCTGTAGTCGCGTCCCAGCTCGTCGCCCGGCCGCGAGAAGAGCACCTGGTCCATAAGCACGTCGGTGATCTGCTCGTCGATCATCGCCTGGCGCTGCATCACGTTCTCGTAGGTGGCGCGCAGAGCCTCGGAGAGGTTGGAGTAGGTCTTGTTGTCCGAGGGCAGCCCCACGGCCATGGGATCGACGCCCTGAGCCGCGCAGATAAAATCGGTCGGGATGCGCCGGATCTTATCCAGCGCCATCTGCTCCGGCGAGTAGCCCGGCGTGGAGACCTCAATCGGGATCGTCGGCACGAGCGGTTCCGCCGCGTCGCTCTCCCGCCACAGTCGCTTCAGCGCCTTCGCCTGGTCAGCGGAGAAGGTGTACCGTTTGTCCTCCGCCAGTTGCTTCGGGCTGATGAGCAGCCGCAGCAGCCCTCCGCTTTTGAGCAGGCTCGCTGAGTAGGTCGCCGCCTCGTTGCTCTCGCAGACCTCCCGCAGCAGCGCCCCCAGGCGCGAGAGGCCGGTGAGCGGACGGCGCGGATCCAGGCCGTCCCGCAGGTGGACAACCTGCCAGGTTTCCAGCTTGACCCGGTAACCGCCCAGATACCACCAGTAGTGGGAGAGCCAGCCGTCCGGTCCGCCGGCTACCGGCTCGACCTGAAAGTGGGGCAGGTAGTGCAGGCCGACCAGCTTGCCCGACTCGGCGAAGAGCCGCAGCCAGTAGGCGTTGCCGTCGACGTCGAGCGACAGGTTCGTTCCGGCCATCAGTTCCCGGCCCCGGTACCAGGGATTGGGGTGCTTCAGCAGCGTGACCAGCGGGTGCTCCGGCGTGACGATCTGCAGCTTCCCCTCGGCGTCCGGGCGGCGCACCACCAGCCGCGCCTCGCCGAAGGTGTCCTCTTTCCACTTCAGGTTGATGCGCACGACCGAGTTGTCCCAGAGGTCGCCCGCCTGGGTCTTCCAGTCGTAGGTCGTGCCGGGCAGCGTGGTCCAGGTCAGCCCGGTGCTGCCGTAGACGCTGGATGCGCCCCGCGGCAGGGAGAGGGCCTTGAGACCCGCGCCGAGACGCTCCCGGATGCGCAGTGCCACCCTACGGCCTCCGCGTCCAGCCGACCACGTAGGCCCATACCAGGGCGAGCGCCAGGACGGCCAGGCCGATGAAAAACAGCCCTCCCGCGACCGCCACCAGGCTTAAAAACAGCGTCGCCGGCCCGCTCATCTTATCGCTCCCTCGCCGCTGCCGTTACGAGCCACGAACCACGATCCACGAACCACGAACCTACACAATCTCAATCGCGATCTCCTCGTCAAACAGGTAGTCCGGCCCGCAGGCCAGCACAAAGCCGTCGCCGTCATCGGGCGAGCGCGCCAGCCCCTGCTGCTGCATCCGCTTGCGGAACTGCTCTTTCGGCTCCAGCTTCTTCACGGCGTGCCCGGATATATTCACAAACGTGTAGCGCCGCTCGCAGAGGTCGCCTTCCAGCGCCTCCGGCGGGCGCAGGATCGTCAGGCCCTTGATCGACTCCGCCGCCTCCGCGTACATCTCCGTGCCGAGATCGGCGTAGCTGTCACGGTCGTAGGGCGATCCGCCGAAGTCCGACAGCAGGACCTGGTAGTCCTCAAACGCCTCCTGCAGCAGCGCCTCGCGCTTCAAGAGGTCCGCCGGCCCGAGACCAAAGCCTCCGCCAGCGTCGATGCGGATGTGCAGGCTCTTGACGCCCTCGTCGGCCAGCGCCAGCGCCGCGCGGCGCGTGACAAACCAGTAGTCGGTCGGGTCCTGCTGGGCAAACTGCGCCGCCCGCCAGACCGCCCCGTTATGGCGTATATAGAGCGTCCCCAGGTCCGTGCCGTAGCCCGCGCAGTCCATGCCCATCCGGGCGATGGCGGGATGATCTTCTTGCCGCTCCCGCTTGCAGGCCGCCTCAAAGCGTCCGACCGGCACGAACGTGTCATCCGAGATGTTCGCCGGCGCGATACCCATCACCCGGAACAGAAACTCCGCATTGGGCCGGAAGATCGTTCCCGCCGGCCCGCTGGACCCGGTCCCTTGCGCCGGCGCAGGCACGTCAAACGGCAGCGTGAACGTGTGGTCATCCTCGCTGCCCTGGTCCACGACCTCGCACCACTTCTGCACGCACTTCACGACCCACTCCCGCCTGGTCGCACCGGGCACGGTCTCTCTGCCGTCGAGTACGTTCGGATGGTCGAGCACGGAGAGCCGGTAGTTTGCGACGCCCGGTTCCTGACCGACCTTGTGGAACCGGCTCGTGCGAGTCTGCGGGTTCCCCAGCATCAGCACGATCACGACACGGCAGCCGGTCATCATGGCCCAGACGGCCTTAAACACAAAATCGGCAACCCCCTCCGCCTCATCCAGGATGAACAGCCCGAACTCCGGATGCTTGCCCTGGAACCGCGCGCTGCCTTTGCCGCCGCTGTCGGAGGTGGTGCGACCGACCGCCCACCAGTTCTCCCCCTTGACCATGCGCGGCGTGCCGGGCAGAACGCGCCCCGGCAGCTCCTTCGGGCGCATGCTCTTCACATCGGCCCAGAGCAGGTCCTCGACCTGGCTGGCGGTCGGCGCGGTCGTGTAGACCGTTGAACCACGCTCCCGGCGACTCGGCGGGAAGCAGTCAAAAAACCAGTTGACCAGCATCGCCGCGCCGAACGTCTTCCCGACCCCATGGCCGGCCTCGACGCGGAAGATCTTGACCGCCTCCTCGCCCGCCAGCTGTAAGCCGACTGATTCACCGATGTCCTCGAAGAGCTCTCGCTGCCCCTTCGTATTCCGCCCCGACCAGGGGGTGAGCTTCAGGATCTCCTCTGCGTACCGGATCGGGTCGGTCTGGTAGCGCAGGAAATCACGGCTCCGGCTCCTCGCCTGAAGCCTTTCCAGCAGCCTCTGCTTCTCGTGCGGCTTCCAGCTTCGCCAGCTCGCGCTCGATTCGGGCGTCAAGATCGGGGTCAACCTGCTCCATCCTATCGGTGAACAGCTTGTGGTGGCGCCCGAGCTGGACCAGGGCCGCCTGCGGGTCCGTGAACAGGATTGACAGGCTGCCCTTCTTGTCGTACTCCCACCCCTTGACCAGGTGCAGCTTCCCGTCCCGCTTGAGCGCCTCCCAGTCCAGGTCCATCATGCGCATCGGGCCGTAGACCGTATCGAGCACCGCATAGCTCAGGTAGTCACCGATCCCGCGCGCCTGGTCGGCCAGGCGGGAGAGCACCTCCTCCGCCGACATCGCCGTGGCATCCAGCCTGCGCTCGATAGCCGCCCGAATCTCTTGTTTTCTCTTGTTCTCGTAGCCAGCCTGTTCGGGATCTTTATAGCCTGCGATCCGTGCCGCCTCCGTCGCATTAAACCGGGCAGGCCCGAGATAGGCCGCAAGCCACTGCTTCTGCCGATGCGAAATCGCCATTACCGAACACCCACCATCCGGTTTATCCGGTTGATCCTCTCAACAGCCCTTGCCTTCCCCGTCACCCATCCGGCAAACAGCGCAGCGCCTCCCACTCCAGGACCGGAACGGCCAGGAACGCCTCGATGACGTCCGGGTCCAGCTGCGCGCCGGCCTCGCCCTCCACGATGCGCCGTGCCCGGGCGGCGGACTGGGCTGCTCGATAGGGGCGCTCGCTCGTCAGCGCGTCAAAAGCGTCCGCGACGGACACAACCCTCGCGGGCAGCGGGATCGCATGGCCGGTCAGCCGGTCCGGATAGCCCGCCCCGTCCCAACGCTCATGATGGTGCCGGATGATCTCCAGGACCGCCCGCAGTTCCTCGTAGGGCGCGCACATCTCATAACCCAGTCGTGGATGCCGCCGGATCGCCGCGCGCTCCGCCTCCGTCAGCGTGTCCGGCTTCTGCAGGATCTCCAGGTCGATACCGACCTTCCCGATATCGTGCAGAACGGCCCCGGTCCGCAGCGACACCCGGTCGAGCGGAAAAGGCAGCGGGCGCATCCGTTCTGACAAGACCAGCTCGATACGCAGTGCGACCCGCGCCACGCGCCGGCCGTGCAGGGCTGTTTCGGGATCGCGCAGCATCAACGCTGCCAGCAGCAGCCGCGCCACCGCTGGAATCCCCGGTTCCGGTCCCACGCTCAGGGATTGATCTTGACCGGCTCCGGCGTCCGGTCCGGCGCAAACACGCCGCAGCGGAGACAGATATGGACGCCGATCTTGCCATACTGCCCACGCCGCGTGAACTGGAACGGTGTGATACTCCAGCGATGGCCGAGCAGGAAACAGACGATTTTCAGCCCGAAGCGCGGGTCCGGTGGTTGTTGATCGCTCAAAGCCATGCTCCTTCATATGATCCGTCCGATCTTCCCGATCCGTCGGACCCGCCGCTTCCCGGCCGTAAAAAGAAGACCAGGGGAAATCTATTCCCCTGGCCGATCCATCAACACCGGTATATAGATATGCAGAACGATACGAAATGGGTGAAGTTAGTACTAAAAAATGTGACCTTTTGCACAAATCACACGTTTCTCATATAATAGGATGGAAGCTGCGACACCCGCCTTCCGAAGGACAACACCCATGCCGACCGAAAAACAACAGTTAGAAGGCATCCGTGACGAGGCGGGCAGAATTTATTGTCCCAAATGCCACCGGTTTTGTGGAAAATCCACCTCGGAACAGAACCAGCACTACTGTCCGAAATGTGACATCGAGATCATCACGCCCCAACCGTCGAAGGCGCTCCTGATCCAGGAAGTCAACCAGACCCTGCGGGAGGCCGTAGAAGCCACGCGCGCGCTGATCCCCCATATCGAAAAACTTACGTAATCGAAAAACTTACGTAGACGGCTGTGGTCTCCCCGTAGACTCATTCATCTGTCTGCAGTTGCATCCCCCGTGATGCCCCTGTGCGCCCTGTGGGAAACCAGGAGCGCATATGGCATTACCACTCAGCCTCAACCGTTCGCCGACTAAGCACCCCTCAAGCTACCTGTCCACGGCAGCCTACTGGAATATGGCGGCCCGCTTCCGGGGCATCCTGGAGCGCGAGGCCGCTATGCGGATGCCACCCGACGACTCCATCGACTTCGCCACCGACACGCTCTACCACGCGGCCCGCAACCTCCACGCTTACGACGCCGCCACCGGTCCGCAGGGCCTGCTTGCCTGGCTCATGATGCTCCATCGTCAGCGACTTTCGATGCTTCGACGCCGCCGGAACAGCGAGGAGTCCTGGAGCGCGCTGGCCGAGGCCCGCTACGACGCGATCGCGGCGGAGAATGAAAAGGAGGCGCTGCTGACGGCCGATTTTATCGCCCAGGCCCGCCAGCGCCTGCGGTGTGCAAACCTCTCGCCTCAGCAGGGTATCATCCTGCACGCACGACTGGAGGGGCGGACGGTGGCCCGGATCGCCCGCGAACTCGGCCTGTCCGTCAATACGGTCAAGACGCATCTCCGGCTTGCTGTGGAGAAGCTGCGCGCCGTGCCGGTGGACCTCTGCGAGTCCGCCGACGTGGACTTCTATCTCTTCCGCTACTGCTCGCATGTCACCATCTACCACCCGCCCGCCAAACAGGGCAGCGCCCTGGCCCGGGAGCGCTTGAGGGCGATGAAATGAGAGAAGCGGCGGTTAAGAAGGGAAGTGGGAAGAGGGAAGAGACGGTAGTCCATCAACCATCAACCATCAACCATCAACCATCAACCGCCCTTTGGACTCGCTGGCTTCAGGACCGCGATATGCAAGCGCGGGAGTGCCTGATCCTCCACTACCGCTACCTCGTGATCCTTACCACCTGCCGCTTCACGGGCGGACATCCGGTTCCACTCGACCGGGAGGACCTGGTGAGCGCCGGCTTCCTTGGCCTGGTCCGGGCGGTGGACAGATATGCGACCCTGGAAGCGGAAGCGGAGCGCGTGCGGGCGCAGTCAAGGGAATTACTCACCGCCCTGCAGGCCGACTATGACAGCCTGATGTATCGCTTCGGGGGGGAGTTGGAACACTGGACCCAAGAGGAGATCGCGCGGCGTGGCGGCAGACGGAAGAGCGTCATCACGCTGCAGGGAACACTCGCTCTCCGGACCGTTCCGCGCAGCCTGCGGATCGCCGATGAACAGGCCGCCTTCGCCTACGCCAGAGAGCAGGGGATGGAGCTCATCACCTCCCTGAATCGCCAGGCATATAACAGGGCCGCGAAAACCGCCCTGGAAGAGACCGGGGAACTGCTGCCCGGCATGGAAACGACGCCTGAGCACGAGACGTTCAGTATCCGGTTCGGCAAAGATAAAGGCGGTTCGCCTGTCGAGGAGTAAGGGTAGGAAGGGCCGTGATCGCCCCGGCCCTTCCTACATCCCTATTCCACGACAAAATTTCACCGCTTCCTTATCGTAAGTATGGATAGAGTCTGGTTTCTGCTACTCCTCTTTCCGTTCTTTGGCGCGTCGAGTCATGTAGTGCAAATATACATCCCGGATCCGGACCGTCACGCTCTCCAACCCGCCGCGCAGCTCGACCGTCACCTGCCGCACGTGCATCCGCCTTCGGGGCGGCGCCGCCACCTCGATCCGGCGGATCGCAAAGCGAGCCAGGGCGCGCCGCTCGTTAGCCGTCGCCTCCGCCCAGATCGCCTCCACACCATGCCGGCGGGCCGCATCCAGCAGGCTGACATCGGCGAGGGCGCGCTGCTCCTCGATAGACGCTTCCAACGCCGATAAGCGGGCCTGCGCATCTGCAAGCTCCGACCGGGCCTGCTCCGCCGCCTTCAGGTAGCCCTCTTCGCCCCATGCCCGCGCCAGCAGTTCCACGTTGCGGGTAAGATCCTCAATCGCCCGTTGCGCGTCGGCCTGACGGCGGCGGGCGGTCTGGTAGTCGCGGGCCAGGTCCTCCCGGTTGTCTGTCAGGCGGGCATCCGTCCGCGCCAGCAGGGCCGGCAGCGCCCGATGCAGCGCGTGGACCACGATCCGCTCCGCGATCGCCGCGTCCAGGTACATCCCCGGATGCTCCCGCCCCTGCCGCTTACAGCCGCAGCCGTAATCGCCCGGACCGCCGGCCCGCATCGGGTAGCCGGCCGCGCAGCGCAGGAGGCCGGTCAGCGGATAGCTGCTCACCGTCTTTCGCGCGCCGGCCTGGCTGCGCCCCTGGAGGATCGAGCGGATCTCCCTCCACTCCGCCAGGCTGATCGGGTGCGGATAGGATTGCTCCTCCTCCGACAGGACCCATTCCTCTTCCGGCAGTGCGCGCCTGCGACCGCGCGCACAGGTCTGCTGCTGCGCCGGGTAGCCGGTGTAGACCGGGTTGGTCAGGATGCCGTGCAGCGTGCTGGTGTGCCAGCGGCGCGCGATGTTGCTCTTCCGGCCTTGCGAGGGCGGCAGGATGCCGCGCCGGTTGAGATCGTCCACCAGGCGGTTGAGCGACTCGGTCCGGATACGCCGGAACAACTCGCAGAGGATGTCATACTCGCGGGGATCGGGGACCATGCCTCCAGGTGCCTCCGGATCGGATCGGTAACCATAGGGCGCGAATCCGCAGTACCGCTTCCCCATCCTGGCCTTCTGCCGGTTGCTGGCCTGCCGGCGGCGGCGATAGGCGCGCAGCTCGTGGCGGGCGACCAGGGCGCGAACCTCGTAGGGCAGCGGGTCGTAGTCGGGACTTCCGAAGTCGATCACGCCCTCGGAGGCGCTTACCAGCCGGACGCCGGCGTCCAGAAAGCAGTCCTCGATCTCCTGCTCGTCGCGCTTGTCGCCCCGGAGGATCCTCGCCTGCTCCGGCGTGACGATGACTTTGCACTTCCCGGCGGCGCAGAGGTCGAGCAGCTGGCGCAGGACGGGCCGGTGGACGATGTTATCGCCCGACTCCTGCTCGCAGAGTATCTCGGTCAGGTTCACCTGGTGACGGCGGGCGCACTCCTGGACGATGCGCCGGCGCACCGCGAAGCGCTCTTCAAGGGGGCTGTCGCGGTCGGGATCGTGGCGGGAGAGGCGGACGTAACCGTAGGCAGCGCCGGGATCCGTCATGAGCCATTCCCTATAGCCGGACCAGGTCAATGTACGAAGTGCTGTCCGGGATGCTCGAGAGGTCGAGCGCGAGGGACATCGCAAGGGGAGCGGGGACGGTCAGCGTGCCGGTGAGGTGGACGTTGGCGAGGGCCAGGCTGCCGGCTCCCTGTGCGGTCTGCCCGTTCGCATCCGTCACGTTCGCTGCGATCGCGCCGCCGGGCTGCATGGAACCCTGAATGCGAAACCGGGTCGTGGCGTTGTTGACCGTCTTCAGGAGAACGCCGCTGAAACGGTGATCGGCCATCATCACCAGCGTGAGGGTATTCACTTCATTGGGCGGTCCCTGCGTGTTGATGGCATTCCCGGACCAGATCGCAAAGAACGGATCCGCCGGTTTGGGTACGGGAGCGGTCTTGAGGAAGCCGACCAGGTGGCCGGCCGCGTCGATGACGATCCGTCCCGACGCCGTATAGGTGCCGGTGGGGTAGGTGTACGTGGCGTTCAGGTCCTTTCCACGGACCTGTCCCTGCACGGTTCCGGTCGAGAGGATGGTGTCCCGGCTCAGATCGTCCGGCGCGGCGGGATCGGGCTGCGTCCGAAAGACGTTGCCGGTGACCTGGCCGACATCCTTATCGTCGATCAACACCACGTTGAGCTGCCCCTGCTGATTGACGCTGTTGTCCACCCAGCGCCCCTGCCAGTGCCCGACGAGTTCCGTATCCGGCCCGGTCCCCCCTCCGCAACCAAGCATTACGACAAGAGAGATTGCCAGGACGATCCGATTTTTATGCCTTTTCATGGCGCGCATCCCCCATTAAGCCATCAGCCGCTACTCAGGCAGTGCCTCCCCGGCATCCATGATAGGGCTGATGTCCTTCCTTAATCCGTCCGGCGCAGGCGCCCATATCTCGTGTATGTCGGCCCATCGCTTCATGGTCCGCGCAGTTCCGTTGACCGCGTAGGTCGTTCCATTCGTTTCAAAGAGGATGCAAGGCCCCTCCCGGCGTACGGTGCCTTCCTCGACGGTCAAAGGCCATCGGTCTCCGAAGTCGGCTCGAGTCAAGTGTCTACCACCTGGTTTCGATTGCATCATTACCATGATGACGATGATCAGCACAATCACCGCACAACCGAGGGAGGCCAACCCACCTATGAGCTTTCCCCCGGCCGCGATGAGGTTCACCCTGGCCTCCGCCAACTTTCTCTGCGCTTCATCCTCTGGATTCATCAATCTCTTACTTTGTACGTCAGCGCAACTCCCTCTCAACCAGGTGAGCGATGCGGTGACATTCCTGCTCATCCCCCGGAAACCGGCAGGGCGGTCCGGCGCCGTCCCAGTGGAGGAGCCATTCCGTGACCTCATGGGCGATCCAGGGATGCATCCGGTCCCAGCGGGGTGTGTAGCGTATTATGAGCACATCCTCGACTTGCCAGGCCCGGAAGGAGCCACAGGCGCGCACCAGGAGGAGCGATATGCCGAAACGCCGGCAGACTCGACGCCACTCGCAGAAGGTTTCCGGCCAGGGGCCACCATTGGCGCGTTTTATCTCCACCATGCAGCGGTTGACCATCCGCTGCCTCCACTGAAATCCCACTCGTGACGATCCTCACTCCGCCTTCTTGCCGTGCGTCGTCAGCCTGCTTCGGATCTTGTCCAGCTTGATCTTGACGAGCTGGACCACCTCAGCTCGCTCCTCTTCGGGAAGATCCTGGTAGCCTGCCTCGCGCAGATCGTCATAGACAGGCACGCGATATTCCTTGATATCATCTCTCAATACGTCCAGGCCGGTTCCTCCCTCTGTCGGTCCTCTTGTGGGCGTGTAGGGGCCTTCTGGCACCCCCCGGTTCTCCCACACCTCGGCAATGTCGTCATAGCCTGCCAGTCTGAGCGCAGTGGGTATGTCCTCGCCGAACCCTTTAGCAAACCGGATGATGGTCTCTGCGTTAGGCTGACGGCCCTGGAGTATAGACATAACCGTCGTGGCAGCGATATTCGTTCGGTTTTCCACCTGTCTAAGCGAAAGACCGTTATGCTCGTCGATGATTCTCTGAGCCCATTCTGCCAGCTTGTTGTTGTATCGCACAGGCATAGACAGATGATAACTCGACTTCAATCCTCCGTGTGAAAAATCCTGAAAAATAGTTGAAAATCCTATTGCACTCCGGTGCAACAACGCATATAATAGACTCGTTGCACTGCGGAACAGCAGCGAAAGGGGATTTTTATGCGAATACGTCGTGGAGGAAGGCCGCGGACGTCGATGCGCCAGATGGATGAGAAGCTCGCTAACCTGGGCGGGCTGCGCCCTGTGGTTAAGGGCATGGATCGCCGCGAGATGCCCTACCAGCAGATCGCCGATGAACTTGAGCGTCTGACAGGCGTACGCGTTCATCCCGTGACAATCCGCAACTGGCTGATCTACTGGCAGATCCAGGAAGCAGCGGAGGAGGCAGCAGAGGAGGTGACAGCGGCATGACGCGGGCGGAGCGGCAGGATGCGGAGGAGACGGTCATCCGTATGTTGTCGGAATGGCGGAGGCTGAAGCATCTGACCCGCGAGACGGAGTCGATCTACAACCACGTCGAGGCGTTAGGCGATGATCTAGCCGCAATCGAGAGTGATGTTACTAACTACGCGGGTCGGACGGATCGCAGTCCGGCCCTGGCGAGGACCTGAGATGGAGGATGACGAGGAGAGATCGGCGCAACGCGACGGACTGCGCGCTCTTGCGGCAATCGTCAGGCGGCTGGAGAAGGATGCCCCTCCTAACACCGCCCGGACGACCAAGCGGCATCCACACAAAAAAGAGCGGCCTGAGCAGCCGATACGCTGACTCAGGCCCTCAGAAAGACGAAATGACATGGATACTTTACCCACAACACCCGAATCTGTCAAGACCCCGGAATCGCTGCTGGCCAGTGGCCTCCACTGGCTCGGTTACGGTGAACTGGACGTATTCATCAGCCGCATCAACCCTGATCGCATCATCCCCTGCCTGCTCGTGGCCGAGAAGCGGGAGCGCCAGGGCATGGGCGAAGTTGCTCTCTACGTCGAGTGTTCGCAGGTGGATGATCTCGGCATCATCCACTACTGCCGGATCCCTGCTGCCACTTACTCTACCGCCTTTGGCAAGGACTTCGGGTCAGACTGCCAGGAGCGGCGTGACGCTGCGCAGACCCTCTACGAGATGATCCGGAAGTATCTGTTTGACTGCAACCTGGAACCTGTACCTGCAGTCCATGCCAAACCGCGTGACCTTGTGCTGCTGGATGGCTCTTTCAGCCTGATCCGTTATGATCAGGGTCTCAAGACTTACATATGGCGGAAGGATCGGCCATGACGGTTTACCTCCTCCATTTTGACGACCCTCTGCCGGGCGAGCCGGCCTACCCCCTGTCTCACGCTCGCCATTATTTGGGCGTAACGGACGACCTGGAGGCCCGGCTCGAGCTCCATAGGCAGGGGCGCGGCGCGCGCCTGGTGGCCGTGGCGATCCAATCGGGACTGACATTCCGGCTGGCCCGTACCTGGTCGCAAGCGGACCGCACACTCGAGCGGAAACTTAAGAACCGGCACGAGGGACCGGCCCTCTGCCCGATATGCCGAGGTGCCTCATGATCCCGCTGCGAACAAACCCCGCCGGCAGTCCCGACCTGGCCCACGCATCCGGACTGCTGCGCCGTTTCGGCCATAACTGTCTGCCGTTTTATCATCACGGCACGCAATACCAGACTCACTGCGTCAAATGCTACGCCGTCGCGGTCGTCTCAGAAGGCAGCCTCGGCGGCCTGGCGGTGGAGAACCACTGCAACCCGGCCTCGCGCGCCGCCAACCTGCAGGCCATGCGTGAAGCGATCCGGGGAGGAAGCAGCCAGGACGCGCACCTGTCCCACGACACCCGACAACCAGGATGAAACGACCCGGACGCACCACGCTTGACAGGGACGGGAACCCGGCCTACCGATCCCGCCTGATGCCGCGCGAGAAGGCCGTCCGCTTCGCGCGCTGCCTCCAGCACAACCGCCGTGTCCGCTCGGTCGAGGTGGACCGCTCCCCACACGCCGCCGGACCACGCTGCTGGTTTGTGCTCTGGCTGCCCTCCGCGGCCTCCAGTAGGGAGCGGATAGCCCGGTGGATGCAGTACCGGCGTGACCTCCGCGCCGAAAACGAAGGCCGCGGCTATCAGTTCTATCCGGACCCGGACGACCCGGACCTGGTCTACTGCATCAGCGTCAGTGAGCAGGTCTATGAGCTGAGCCGGAACCGGTGCACCTGCCCAGACTACCGGATGCGCTGCGCCCGCGCCGGACTGCGATGCAAACACCTTCGCGCCTACGAAATGAGACAATCCGATGACCGATACAACCATAAAACCAGACACACCGTCCGCCACGCCGCCTGAGCCACCCGAGTTCAAGCGGCGCATGCCCGAAACGATGCGACGCTTCCTGCTCCGAATGCAGGGCGGCAAGCTCTACCTGCCCGCCGCCTATCGCATCGTCTGGATGCGCGACGAGTGCCCCGACTGGGGCATCACCACTCAGGTCCTGGAGGGCGGTCACTCCGCCGGCTACGCCATGGTCCAGGCCACGGTCTACACGCCGGAGGGACGCGCCATCGCCACCGGCACGAAAACGGAGACGAAGGAGGACTTCCCGGCGGGATGGGTCGAGAAGGCCGAGACCGGAGCCATCTCGCGCGCCCTGGCCGTCGCCGGGTTCGGCACGCAGTTCATGCCGGAGCTGGACGAAGGCGCCCACGTCGCGGACAGCCCGCAGCCCCTCAACGGCTCCGGCGCTGCGCCGCCAGCGGGCAACGACATCTGGCAGGGACCGGGCCAATGCCCTGCCTGCCACGCTCCCGAAGGGAAGAAGCACGGCAAACCATGTAGATCGTAGGGCGTGCTGGCCCGTCCGAAGGCTGAATACGTGTCTCAGGTGACGGCAGGCAAAGGTCTTTGACCTTCCCCGACACCCGACACCCGACACCCGACACCTATCAGGACGGTCCCTATCGCCCCGCAGCCGGGAGGGGGCCTATTTTGGGGACAGACCCCCTCCCGCCGGAACATAGCGAAAGGAGCGCGCCTATGACCTGATCGAGTATGCCCATCCCTACCACTCCGCCGGGCGTTTCGTGCCTGTCCGGAACGCCCGGCAACAAGGGAGCAAGGGGGCGACACCACCAACCGTTATCCGTCGTTTCCGACACCTGACACCCGTCACCCGACACCTATTGAAGGACACGGACATGCCCGCAATCATTGACGAGTACGACAGATTTGTCCATTTGGTGGCCACCCGGACCACCCTGCAGGATATCATCGAGTCTCCCGTGAGCGGAGACCGCTGCCCGCGCTACGAGGCCTGGCTGCAGTTCCGGCGCACGCAGCAGGCCGGCGACATGCACGCGCTGCTGCAGATGATCTCCGCCCGTGATGCTAACCGCCGGCTGGCTCTCCGGAAACGTCTGGAGTTATTCTACCGGTTCGCTCCGATGCCCGATCCGCATAGTCGCTCAGAGCGACATAAGCCGACCTGGGAGGTCTGGCGGGACCGGTTCCTGCCCGGTGAACCGGAGGACCTGCCGGAAGTGCTGCCGGACCCTGAGCTGGAGGAGCGACTGACTGCCTTTGAGCGCGTTTACTACGTAGGAGTGGGCGTGCTGATGCTGGTCGCGGTGGTCGTGCAGATCGCCTTGCACTACGGTTGGTATCCGTAGCTGATGACAGGCGCGCTGGCCCATCGGCTCATCCAGGAGCTGCACGGCGCTCCGCTTAACGTCTTCGGCCTCGCCTACCTGTGCGGGGTCGAAGTCGCGCCGACGCTCCTGACGGTTGAATACGTGGCCGCCGACCTGGGTCTGCGACTGGAGACCGTCAGCGACGCGCTGCGGGAATGCTGCGAACGGGGCTGGCTGGCCCGCGCTCGCACTCGCGGCGGTTTTCTGTACCGGGCGGCCTACGCCCTCACAGGCGAGGATCCGGAGGATCCGGAGGACCTGCCGGGTGTTTTACCGGAAACCGGTAAAACGCTCGAAGCGGAAAGTGTGAATGAGTTGATCTCAGAGGCGGAAAAACGCGGGGAAGTGTTTTACCGGAAACCGGTAAAACGCGAGGACGAAAGTGTGAATGACTTGAGCGTGGAAGCGGAATTTCTCGGCGGCGGCGAGGGCGCGCGCGCGCGTACGCGCGGAATCCCTGAATCCTTTGAATCCTTGAATCCTAAGGATTCCTTGAATCCTGGAATCCTGGATTCTACAAACACCCACGGCCCGGAACAGAATCCCACGCCCTTGCCTTTACGAGCCACGAGCCACGAACCACGATCCACGATCCATGAGCCACGAGCCACGAAGAGCGGCCACGTCGCCCCCGCCGTAGAGGCGCTGGCCTACGAGAGCGCCACGTGCATCGGCGACCTGCGCGGCCTCGGGTTCCATTGCTCGGTGTGGATCCACGCCAACAAGCACGGCCTGGAGGAGATCGTCTACGACGCCCTGCGGGAGATCGGGCAGAGGATCGCCATCGCGAAGGCGGACGGGAAACCGATAGCCGCCGGGAGAGCGTTTAACGCGCTGATCCGGGAGCGGTTCGAGGAGGCGGGCAAGCCGATGCCGGTGCGGATCAGCTCGAACGACCAGGCCGACCTGGAGGCGTTCCGCGCGCACGTGGCCGCGCAGAAAGCCGAACAGGAGCCGGCGCGAGGATCCCCGGCTGCCGCCGCCCGGCTGCCCGCGCCGCCGGAGGGAGCTGCGCCGCCCGCATCAAAACCGGCGCCGGCGCAGACGGACCTCTACGACCCGCAGCCGGCGCAGGTGGCCCGCGAGCGCCAGACCACGGAGGAGCTGCGCTCGATTCTCTCACACCTTTCCCCGGAGGATCGAACCGCCCTGGAGTCGACGGCCTTTGCCGCCATCCGCGCCGGAAACCGCTTCCTGTACGAGCGGATCCAGCGGGCGGAGTTTCGGTGGGATGACAACAAGTGCCTGCGGGAGAACGTCTGGCCCTACATAGCCCGCGAGCTGAGAAAGGTGTCGGATACATGAGCACAGAGATAGACCACGATGCTGTGATGCGCGCGCTGCAGGAGATGGAAGACGCCCCGCCCTTCCACATAGCCATCGATCCCCTGATGCTCTTCTTCGTGGTGGGTCAGTGCCAGCTCGCGCTGCGTCATCCGGAGAATACCGGACCTTCGGCGGCGGCCGCACGGGAGTTCATCAACCAGGTCCGGGACACGCTCTTTACCGATCCGGTCCTGCTTGAGATTCTGCGTCAGGGCGATGATCCGGAGTACGATGTCACGACCGATGAGTCCGCATCGCCCATGATGCCCGAACGGCGCTGCCGAGTCTGCGGCTGCACGGATGAGGCCGGCTGCAGACCGGCTTGCTACTGGGTAGCGCCCGACCTCTGCAGCGCGTGTCTGCCGGCGGCGCAGAGAGTGACACGACTATGAAACACGGAGGTTCCGCTTTATGAGAGAGCACGGCACGCGCACGAAGTATATGCACGACGGCTGCCGCTGCTTTCCCTGCCGCCTGGCTAACGCGGACTACGAGTCGTCCCGGATGCGCGACCGCCGCGCAGGAGAATGCTACCAGGTCCGGTACTCCCCGGTAGTGCGCCATTACGTCGTCCGCCACAAGGATACGGGGGAGATCGTCCTGCGGACGCCGGACCGGGACGCGGCTTATGCGGAGCGGGATCGGCTCAACCGGGAGAGCGGCGCGCCAATAACACCCTGGGCCACGCCTATAGAGGTCCTCAACGTGCGCAAGCACCTGCGCCGGCTCCAGGAGTCCGGCGTCGGCATCAACACCATCGCGAAAGCCGTCCCGATGAGTCGAACGCGCCTTCAGGAGATTTATCACAACCGCGGAGCAAGACCCGACAGGCCGGACAGGCGTAAACTGCGCCGCGAGACGGCAGAGCGCATCCTCAAGGTCTGGCCCGATCCGCCCGGCGCGGCATTGGTGGATGCCGGAGAGACCTGGCGCCTGCTCAATGAACTGCTCGCGGCAGGATACCCGAAAGCGCACGTTGCGCAGGCTTTGGGCAAGAAGATGCCGGCGCTGCAGATCCAGAAACAGTGCGTCCTGGCACGCACCGAACGCGCGGTGCAGGCGCTGCATGATGAGACCTGGCGGCTCAGCCCCGCGCTGCGGGCGGTCTGCCGCTGTCCGGAGTGGCAGCCGGAACAAGGAAAGGGGAAAAGATGAATACACAGGAAGCATCCACCGTCGATACGCTCACGATGGGTGAGCGCGCCTACCTGGGCAGGCTGGAGCAGACCATCGAGAACGGCCTGCAGACCTACATCGACGTCGGCAGCGCCCTGGAGGAGATCCGCGCCCGCAAGCTCTACAGAGGCGCCCACGCCACGTTCGAGGATTACTGCCGGGATCGATGGAAGATCAGCCGCATCCATGCGCACCGGTTGATCCAGGCCGCAGAATTGGCGGCAAATTTGTTACCCATGGGTAACATTCCGCCCGACAACGAGCGCCAGGCCCGCGCGCTGGCGCACCTCCCGCCGGCATACCAGGCCGCCGTGCTGGAAATGGTTCGCGCCGAAAAAGGTGATGACTACACCGCCGACGACCTGAGCGCCGCCGCGAAGCTCCACGTGGCGCGCCAGGGCGGCGACACCACCACCTACGACGTGCCGGCGCAGTTTGTCATCGCCCTCGCCGACGGCACGCCCATCCGCTGTGAGTACCTGCGGGGCGTGCTCGGCAGCGCCGATGAGATCCGCTTCCACGGTTCCGTCAGTGAGACCGGCTACTGGCGCGACTACCTCTGGGGCCGGCCCGCGCCCCTGGATCCGCGCAGCAAAGAGGGACTGATGCCCGGCTACCGACGCGCCGACTTCCCGACACCCCGCCTCCTTGCGTTTGCCCGCGCCGAGTGGCTGCACAAGCACTTCCTGGAAGCGCTGAAAGAGGTCAAGAAGGCCGGCGACGTGGGGGAGATCGTCGCGGAAGAACCGGCTCCGCGTACACACCGGTCCGAAGAGCCTGGTGAACCGGATGAAAAATCAACTAACGGCGCCCGGGCCGGCAATCAGACTGAAGAGAACCGGAAGCTGGAAAGCCTTACCCCGTCACCTGACACCCGACACCCTCGCGAGGAGGAGGCGCGGCTTGAGCGCCGATCCCTCGCAGTACCTGACGTTGAGAAGCTGCAGCGCGAGATCGCCGGCCTGCACGCGCAGATGGACCGCCTGAAGCAGGAGCGGAATTCGCTTAAAGGCGAGATCCAGGAGATGCACAAGCAGCATAAGGAGGAGTGCAGGCGAATCCGCGATGAGCAGAACCAGGAACGCGAGCGCATACGAACTGAATCGGCGATCATTGCCGCCAGGATGGTCAAGGTCGATGGTGGTAATGCGCTCACGGCCGCGTTCATTGAGTGCCTTTCTGCCGGAGAAATTCGTCGATTCGCTCTTGATCTCATTCAGAGGCTGAATAGAGTTAATGAGATCGAGAAAGCAAAGACAGCAACTGCGACGGCGGATCCGATCCCGGATGGCGCGGAGGTTGAGGAGCAGGAATGGGAAATGGCCTGGGGGCATTGCGATGTCCATGATTGCGACTATTTGCACTCCGAGGGCTGTGATGACTGCCGGGATGCCGCGCAGCGCCGACGTCGTGACGCTGAGGAGCCAGAGCCGGAAGAGGAGGAAGAACCCATGCCGGATGTGCGAGAGACGGCCTTTCAGGCGTTCTGCGACATAATCGGCGTCGCGCCGATCGTGGAGAACCGGCACGTACTGCGCGCTGAGCTCGGCAAACTGCTCGGGCAACCCGTCGAAGCCATCGGTAAACTGTCGGCGGAGGACTTCAAGGCCGCCATCGCGGTATACCGCAGGGAGACAGAAATTGAAGCCGACCTATGAGGAATTGGTGGCAGCGAGTATCCGTATGCGGCTGAAGCAGAAGCTGTTCTGGCGTCTACGTCGGGATAAAACCTGCGATGTCACAAGACGGAGCAAGGCGCTCGGTGAGGCGTTTGAGGCAGAGCGGGCGTTCGACCGTCTTCTGGAAGCGGCCACGTCGCCGCAGAAGAGCCTGATGGAGGAGGGCTGATCATGCTGCGCTGCCCCCGCTGCGGAGCCTGTTGCTCCGCCATGATGGACCCGGAAGCCTTCTACGGCTGCTGCCGGCGCTGCGGACACCGCTGGATCGAGCCCGTAAACCGGACAGAAAACAAAAGCGGGCCTACCGAATGCACCGGCAGGCTCGCCACAAATGAGGAGGATCAACACAGATGAGCATAGCACAGAAGAGCAAAGCCGTCAAGCCGGCTGAGCCGCCGTTCCCTGTCGGGGCGCGGCTGAGGCATAAAGACGGGCTAACGTGCCGGATAGCAAAGAAAGTAGATGATTTCGATGGTGGACACTGGTGGCTCGATTTCGAAAACAACACTGGCATCAGCGTGCCGGTGTTACTCCTCAAGCGAGACTACAGCATGTTGTGTGTGAGCTGCGGCGTCGGGCTGGCCAGCCGTGCCGGGCTGTGCGAGCAATGCGATCCGGAGGAGGAGAGGCCAGAGGCCAGAGGCGAGAGGCCAGAGGCGGAACATTCGTCACCGAATAGCCCGGCCATGCAGGAAGAGATACCCCTTCGGTTGATCGGACCGTCACCCAACAATCCGCGCCGGCGCTATGATCCGGAGTCGATGGCCGAGCTGGTGGAGAGTATCCGCACCCACGGCCTCCTGGAACCGATCCTGGTCCGGACCTGCGACGGCTGGCGTGTCAATCCAGGCGCACGAAGCGGTCAAAAAGGTTACTTCGTGCAAAATCCCGCCTTCGTGGATAAGGAGAGGCAGACCTACGAGGGGACCAGTCTATTCTTCCTGGACGCCGACGAAGCGGAGCGTAACTGCCCTCTCTACGAGATCATCTGCGGCGAAAGGCGCTGGCGCGCTGCCCGTGGCGCCGGCCTGGAGACGATCCACGCCCTGGTCCGAAACCTGGACGACGTGAAGGCGCTCGAGCTCTCCCTCGTGGAGAACCTGGTTCGGGAGAACATCGATCCGATTGAGGAGGCTGAGGGATACAAGCGTCTGCAGGCCCTGGGGCACTCGCAGACCATGATCGCCGAGATGGTACACCGGAAGCAGGAGACCATCAGCAACCGCACACGCCTCTTGAAGCTCCCCGACGCTGTCCAGGAGCGGATCCGCGCAGGGGAGCTCTCTGCCTCCCATGGGGTGGCACTGCTCAGCATGAACATCGAGTCGGAGCCGATCCTGACGGAGATCGCGTCGGCGGTGGTGGAAGCGAAGCTGCCGGTCAGCACTCTGGAGAAGGGGCTGCCGAGCGCGGCGGCGGATAAGCTCCGCAAAGCGAAGCGGCTGGTGAACCTGCACGAGAGCCGCCCGAAGTTCAACGTTCGGGAGACCTGCGAGCAGGCTTGCCCCTTCGAGGCCTACCGCAAGAGCAGCGATCGTTCCTGGGAGGCTTACTGCCTCAAACCGGAGCACTACCGGCAGTTGCAAGCCGGAGCGCAGGCGGAGGAGAAGACTGCACTGGAGCGCGAGGCGGCGGAACTGCGCGAGAAGGGTATCGACGTCGATAAGCTGGTTACATGGAACTACAACACCCTCGTAATCATCGGTCCGAACCCGCCCGCTGGCTGCACGCCGGACTGTGAGTGCAGGGCCTACTCCCGGCAGCTCTACGACAACAAGAAGATCGTCCCGGTCTGCACCAACCGGAAACGCTACGAGGAGGAGCAAAAAGCCGAGGCCGAGGCGGAGCGGAAGACCAAGCTCGCGACGTTCGAGCTGAAGCGCGCCCTGGTCCAGCAGTGCGTCGAGAAGATGACGGACCTGGCGGACTTTCAGCCGGCCCTGGTCCTGTTGGCTCAGGAAAAATTATCGAATGTCCGGTCGAGGCAGATTATGTTCGATCTGCTGTTGCGCTATGGGATGGAAATTCCGAACGAAGATGCTCGCCACCAAATTGACCGGAACGACATCTTCGTCACACTAGTCCAACTCGACTCCATGCGACTGCTGCAGTTGCTCGTTGAGATTAACGCAACCGAAGAATTGTGGTGGCGTTTTGGGGCTGAATATGGGGACGATAAACACGGGATGCCGATGGCGGACCGCCTCCTAAGCAGGTTCTGCCCGGACTGCGGCCTGCTGCCGGACGAATGCCTCTGTGCGGAGCGGAAGGCGCGGGAAGAAAGACAGGCTAAGGAGGCGAGGTCGGAGGAAGTGGCGGCCGTCGCGCAGATGAAAGGAGACTAGGATGCTAGAGGAACTTTTCAGCCGTCTCTTTTCGACGCCGGCCGGGAAAACTGGTGCGGCAGTGGAGATGGTAATCGATACCTGTTGTTCGTGTGGAATCACCTTCGCCTACCCGCTTGTACTCTACAAACAGCGTGTTAAGGACGGAGATCACTTCTTCTGTCCGAACGGCCATAGTCTGCATTATGGACAGGGCGAAAACGAGAAGCTGAAAAAGGAGATCGCGGCGCTGAAGCGCCAGACCGAGCGCCTGAACTCCTCACTCAAGTTCGAGCAAGAGTGGAACGAGAGGCAGAAACGCTCCCGCGCGGCCCTGCGGGGCGTCGTTACACGCCTCAAGAACCGCGCAGCACAGGGAGTATGTCCCTGCTGCGATCAGTACTTTGCCGACCTGCACGCGCACATGCAGCAGGAACATCCCGAATATGAGGCCCAGGTGGAGCCGGGCCAGGACCTGCCGGATGACCCGGTGAGCACAACTGTGGCGGGACCGGGCAGGAGGGCGAAATCTCATGCCTGATGTCGTGGTGACCGTTCCGAAAAGGTTCTCAACGGCGCTTTCGATCCAGTCCGGTGGTCGTAGCGGACTGGATGCCTGGATCGAGGAGGGAGATGCCGCTGGGGAGCCGGAGACCGGCCAGAGCTACTATTTCCATCTCGGCCATGTCCACCTACCGGACATCGAGCTGGGCGAGCGCGTCTATATCGTCTACAACGGCTGTCTGCGCGGGTATGCGCCGCTTACTGGCATCGAGGAGGATCCGGCGGACGATATCTATCTGGTGCGTCAGGGCGGCGCCGTCGCGGTCACGATCCCGGAGGTGATAAGGGGCTTTCGTGGATGGCGCTACCGCTGGTGGGAGCGGTCTCAGGAGGTGGCCTTCCCGGACTGGCAGAACCCGCACGCCTCCCCCTTCCTCCCGAACGGCGCACAGGAGGCTCTTGCGCTATGACGATCATCTACCGTCCCGTAATTGGTAAGAACCGGAAAGGAGACGAACCGTGCCCACCGCGACCGTGAAAATCATGCGCTCTTACGACTATTGCCACTTTGAGGTCCAGCTTGGCAGCGACGAAAACCTGACCCTGGAGGAGATCAACGACCTCCGCAAGCAGGCCGCCCTCCTGGTGGATGAGGCCGTGCGCCAGTATAAGATCGCAAAGAAGAAAGAGCAGGCACGCACACAGCATGAATGGGAGACAGAACGGCTGCTCGAACGCATCCAGGCCATCGAGCGGAAGCCTGAACGCGCCAATGCCCTCTTCTTCGCCAGCGCCCGGACCGACATCCCCCTCCTCTGCGACGCGCTGCGCGCCGCCTGGGAGCAGCTGCGCACCGCGCAGGACGTCCACCGTGAGCCTCGCCCTCCTTACGGACGCACGCGCAAGGAGGACCCGGGCCCATGACGCCATACAGCGCGCAAGAGGTCTACGATGGCTCGGACGGCGATCTGACCCTGCGCTTCTATGCAGAGCTGACACAGCACGGCCTGCTCGGCAAGATCGCCGTCTGCCTGTTTCGCGCTCAGAAATGCTCGGCCCGCGCGAAAGTCTACCGGGGCGGCATTCGCGGCAAAGGATCGTACCGCTCGATGGCCTACGACCGCAAGGGCTGGTCGCTCTCAATCCTCTGCCTCTTCCTCTGCGAGCACGGCGCGGAGCTTGGCATCCGCTTCGGATGGGGTCGGGACGACTCGCAGCCGCTCAACTCCTGGGTGCTCTACGTGGACCTGCCGCAGGGACAGGTCAGCTTCCATTCCCCAACAAGGATGCAAGGACCCGACTACCCCGGCGTCTGGGACGGACAGCAAGCAAGCGAAGAACGGATCATCGCCTTCGCGCAGACGGTGTTGTGAGACAAGGAGGAGGAAGATGCCTGAGCAGGATGCGGAGCAGGATCCGATCGTAAGGGCTGGTCTGGAGATCATCTACAAGATCCGCGGCGAACCGAGTTTGGAAGAGAAGCCGACCGCTGCCGAAGCGCTTTCCTCAGCACAAGAAGATAAGCTGCGGGAAGACGTGGAGGCGGCTATCTCACGGCTGCGTGAGGCCCAGACTGCCAAACAGGTTCAGCGTGCGGCAGAGACCGCAAGCCAGCGCATCCTCGATGATAGTCGGTTAACTTCAGAAATGAGAGAGGATGCAGTCTTAACTAAGGCTATATTCGAGGATCATATACGTAAATCCGATGCTGTTTATGGGGAGACGGAAGAGAAGTTTACCAAGGCGCTTGAATCCATGCAGAACGAGCCCTATGAGTACCTCTGCGAACATGAAGATTGCAACGAGGTAGGGCACGAGTGCCGCTACGAGGACGCAGAGGGTGTTTCCACCCCTTTCTACTGCCCGAAACATGCCATCGAGCATGGTTACGATCCTGATGGATCACTATCTGATGACCGTCCGTGGTATCGTTACGATCCTGATGGATGGGGAGATTAGAAGAGGAAAGAATGATGGAGAAACGGGGAGCCGTCAATCAATACACCTGCCAGACGTGCGGCGAAGTCATCACCACGGTCAACCTGACCGATGGCGTCACCCCGATGTTTATTCGTTGCCGCCGTTTGGGCGGTCGTTGCGAAGGCATGATGACCAGCGCCGTCTATCGGGTCTCGCAGGATAGCCTATGGCCTACGCATGTCTGGTACAGGCCGCTCGGAGAGCAGCTGAAGCGGCTGACGGTGGGAGAGAGGTCGCACGTCGAACAAGGCGGCCTGCTGATGCGCGCAGCGGATGCCGTCGCGCTGGAAAGCGTCGGTTTCCGAACACGGAGAGCATAAGAGGAAGCGATGAAACCGACACAAAGCGAGAGTATCGTAGAAATGATGATGCGCAAACCGAATGAAGATGACATCCTTCATGCGGAGGAACAGATTGAGACGCTGAAACAGCGCATGATCCTGCTCACCGTTTTAATTCGATCTGTAGACGGCAGATTGGCAGATCTTGAAAAGCAACGGCGTGAGCTGGAGGCAGAGTTACAACCCCTCGAAATTCAACTGGATGAAGAGAAGAGACGCTTCTTCTTCTACACCGATGCGGCATCCAGGCGAAAGGTTACCTGATGCCTGCTGATACAGATTGCACGGAAGTGCTGAAGATCATTGGCAGATTCATCGCCAACGCGCCGACCTCCGATACTCCCCATGACTGGCTGTTCCAGGAAACGGAAGATCGATGCGCGGGATGCCTATCGGTCACTGAGGCGGGATGCCTGATAAATAGCCCCTGCGTCCTGATTAACGACGCAGGAGAGGTCCTTCCGCCATCCCCGCCACCTTCGGCGGAAGAGTCGCTCTGATGCCCTCCGATGCTCCGCCGCCCTGCCCCCTCTGCCGGCAGCCCATGCCGGCTGTTCTGCGGACCGTACTCATCGGTGGACGCTACCTCCGGCTGCCCTTCTGGGTCTGCCCGGGCTGCAACGTGCAGCAGCCCCGCGAGCGCCGCAAGGAGGATGTCCTCGTGCAAATGAAACTGCCGGGACTGCAGCCCGGTCGCCGCGCCGTCCAGACCCCCTGCGCCCCGGAGGACGTCGAGCAGCAGCGCCTCTTCGAACAGATCAGTCGCTACGAGCGCGACCACTGGCAGCTGACCACCCTGTTTCACATTCCCAACGAGCGATGGAACGCCCTGGAGTGTAAGCTCCTGAGCCGGCAGGGCGTGCGCGCGGGCGTGCCCGACCTCCTCAGCCCCGTCCCATCCCACGGCTACTTCGGCCTGGCCATCGAGCTCAAGCGCCTCCGCGGGGGACGCGTGGAGCAAACGCAGAGGGAATGGCTTGACCTGCTCCGCTGGCTCGGCTGGCGCGTCGCCGTCTGTAAGGGCTGGCAGGCTGCCTGGACGGAGATCTGCGACTATTTCGACCTGGAGGAATTGATATGAAAAACCAGATTGACGAGCAAGATTTCCAGAAGGCTATTTCGGAGGCCATCATACAGCTTATCCGGCAGCCCCCCATCACCCTCGTGCTGCAGCGTCCATTCTTGTTGATCCTCATAAGCCACCTGCAATTAGCTCTGCGTCATCCGGCGAATAATGGCTGTTGTTCGGAATCGGTTCGCCAGTTCATCGATGCCATGACCGATGAATTCTTCACCTGGTCGCCGGCGCTCCTGGAGCTGATCTGCCGCGGCGACGATCCTCATTACGACGTGCTCAACATGGAGATTGTCGCGCAGCCGGAAGGAGCGCAGCGCACCTGTCGAGTCTGTGGCTGCACCGACCGGGAGCCGTGCAAGCCGGCCTGCGCCTGGATCGCTCCCGATCTCTGTTCCGCCTGCCTGCCCGCCGTGTCGAGGATCCTGAGACCATGAAAGCACCTCTCGGAACCATCTACCTGGCCGGCTACACGGGCCGCAAGCCGGAGCGCCTGCGCGACCTGGCCACCCAGCTCGACGCCATCGTCTGCGATATCCGTTATGCGCCCCGCTCGCGTGCGCCCTACTGGTCGAAGGAGGCGCTGGAGACGCCCGGCAACGCATCCCTCAGCGCGGTCGCGTGGAGAGCCTGGCAGATCGGCAGAACGTGATCCTGCTCTGCGCCTGTGCAGAGACTGCGTTCTGCCACCGCGATGAGGTCGGCAAGTTACTCTCCCGTGAGGGCTATACCATCCGGGAGCTTCCTGCCTGAGACGAGGCCGTCAAAACCGTTCCTCAAAGATCGTTCAGGAAAGAGTAGGGGAGAAGGAAAGAAGGTGAGGGGATGAACACAACGGCCTGCTTGATTTGCGGACAAGAGTATCGTCCTGGTCAGCCGATTATCCTGGTAGACACTAAAGAAGGTCGCCGGATCATACATAAAGCCTGCCTTGGTGACTTCATCTTTCAGTCAGTTGAGGCGGAGGTGTCAAGAACGCAGGCGAAAAAACTGGTGAAAATCGGGGCCTGAATGTGGAATAACCGGACCTGAAATGAAAAAGGCCCGCCGGCAGCTCCTCCGGCGGGCCTTTTCTAGCCACTAGCCACTAGCCACTACCGCTCGCGGGTGACGTGCAGCCCGTCGATCCGGTAACGCGCGCCGCCCTTCCCCTTCACCAGCAGGAAGTTGAGCTTCTGCGCGTTCGTGATGTCGACCGTTGTCTCCTCCCCGACCGTGCGCAACTGCGCATCCGCAAGCGCTCCCGTGGCCAGCACCTGCGCGTAAAGCTGTATCAGATCTTCCAGTCTCATGGCTTCTCCTCCATATTCCGGACCGGCATGGTTCCTGCCTGCGCAGGCAAATCCGGCCCCCGGCTTTCCGGCCGTTGACTTTCCCCGACACCTGTCACCTGACACCCTCGCGAGGAGGAGGCGCGGCTTGAGCGCCGATCCCTCGCAGTACCCGCCGTTTCCTCCGCATCCGCGATCGCCTCTTTCGTCACCGCCAGGTAACGCCCCGCAGACTGTAGGAACGCGCGGAAGAGCACCACCTTCACCCCGCCCGCCCGCTCCAGGAGCGCCATGTTCTCGATGATGGAGATTGACTCGATCCCGATAATCGCCATGAGCGCCCCGGAGATGACAAACCAACTCTTGGCCAGCAGCGCAGCCCCCGTCGCGACGCCGACCAGCAGGCTGTACTGCAGCAGTTTGGCGACCAGCCGCGTGGTCAGCTTCTTGCTCTGGACCGCGCCTCCGTGCGCCGCCAGCCAGACGCCGGTGATCGTGTCCAGCAGCACAAACAGCAGCACCACGACCGTCTGTTCTCGCACGGCCTGGGGCACACCGCTGAGCGGTCCGGTCAGCGCTCCGATCGTTCCCGCCACGCTCCTCGCAAAGTTAGAAGGCAATCTCGTCACTCCTCCATTCATTCCGGGCTCTTGCCTTTTCTAGTCACTAGCCACTAGCCACTACGGATGCCAGTACCCATCGTAGTACTCCGTCCCGGCTCCGCCGTTGTACAATGTATTCACCTGGTCTGCCGACAGACAGGTGCCCTTCCACCAGCCGACGGCGTCGACGTCGGTGACGGGGATGTAGGGATCGGTTACGACCCAGTTTCCAGGAATGCTGAATGTGTAAGCACCGTCATATGTGCCGGCCGAATAACTGACCGTCTTCCTGGTTCCATTATTGATGGTAATGCCCAACAGGTCGTTCGCCGCATCATAAGTTCCTGTCAGAAGCGTCCATGTCGCATCAGGCACTTGAGAGTCCGCCTCGACGGTGCCTCCGTTGTTGTTGATGTGAAATCCCGGTTTTCCAACAGGCACATTGGGGTCGAGGAAAAATCCGTACTCACAGGTATTGTAGGCATTTGCATCCTTCCCACCGGGAGCGGAGTTCCATCCGATAATATGCGACTGGTTGACCTTGATCCAGACCGCCAGGGTAAAGTCCGCATTGCCGACAGACATATTGGCGTTGTCGGTCAGATTCAGCTTCTGATTATAGGCGGTGAAATGGCAACAGTTACCGATCTTGCCGGTCCCGTTGCCCGGCTCGTTGGCCGGCACCAGATCATTTCCACTCCCCGTAGAGTCCACCCGGTTGTTCGCTCCCGTTTCCTCCATCCGCCAGAAGGCCGTTGGCGTGGGGATGTCCAGGCCAGTCTCACCCCCCCCGGCGCCAGACTCGACAAAACGTCTAGCCGCCGCGCCTCCTGGCGACCAGGGCGTGACGGGCATACAGGACATCGCCCGCTCGAACGCCGGCGATCCCGGCAGGAGCAGCGGCAGCCGGTGGAGTGGTTCCGGTTGGGGCACATAGAGGTGCATGGCCTACTCCTCACACAACAGCAGCGTGCCGGTGATGGCGGCGGCGGCGCTCGCGGTCGCTTTCAGCACGTTGTTGGCGGCGGCGGAGAGGAACCCGTTCGCCAGATCAAAGTTGTAGGGCGTGTCCGCCAGGAGCTTTGGCGTGCGGAACACCGTGTTGCCCGCCGTGTTATCCTCGAACAGCACCGAGCAGGCCGCGCTGACGCTGATGCAGCCGCCCATCAGCCGGAACTTCTTGCCGGACGTGGGCGTGTAAACGGTCGCGATGGAGGTGATGGAGACGGCGCTCATATCGCCGAACTTGTTCGCCGTCCGCACGCGGTCCCACGTCGCGCCGTTGTAGACGAGCAGGGGCGCGCCGACCAGCGGGGTCGTCGGGTTGCTCGCGCCGTCCGCCAGGGCCGCCGCCGCCGGCAGCTCGGTGTCCGCGTTCGTGTAGAGCTTGCCGCTCGCGTCGCAGTTGAGCGTGACGTAATCGCCGTCCGCTCCGCCGCTCGAGGCCGCCGTGTCGCGCCGCACCGCGCCCGCGAGCATGAGCGATTCGCCGCCCGCGCTGGCCGCGTCCTCCGCATACTGCGTGGCTCCCTCCAGGATCGCGACCTTAAGGTTGCCGCTGCCCGACAGCGCCGCCGGCAATCCCCCCGCCAGCAGCGCCTCGACGCCGTCCACGTAACTGAGCAGCGTATTCAGGTCGTTCGTGAGCCGCCGCAGCTTCGCGCTGAGACTGCCCACCGCCCCGGCGGCGACCATCGCGTCCGCGTTCGCCCCGAGCGGATCCGCCGGCAGCGTATCCACGTTCTGGTGGGGGGTATGGACCCCCGCGTTGTCGGTCGTCTTGATGACCCGGCTCGCGTTCAGACCATCCTTGATGTCCAGATTATTCGCCACCGAATATTTCCTCCTCAAAGGCCGTGGCGCGTGGCTCGTGGTTAGTGAAAGTCAAGGTCAAATGCTTTTGACTTTGCCCTTACGAGCCACGCGCCACGCGCCACGAGCCACTAAAACACCATCGGCACATACTGGCTGTTCGTGTCCTTGCTGAAGTCCAGGTTCGGGCCGACCGTCACGTACGGATGACTCGGAACGCGTATCACCACGTCCTGCGCCGTCACGTCGCCCAGGGTCTGCCCCGGACTGACGCACTTGACCTTCACCGTCTGGCCGACCAGGCTGTCGTCTACGCTGACCCGGGCGACGGCCCGCGAGAGGAGCACGAACGCCTCCCCGATCCCGTGGCCCGTCATCGGCGTGTCGCGCCGGCCCCGCAGGATCGTTGTCAGGGTGTACGCCCCGCCGCCGCCCGCCGCCGCCGTCGTGAAGCCGGCGACCTCCTCCCCGACCAGGATTGCGTTGTCATAGGTCAGCTCCACATCCGTCTTGCTGGTGCTCTCCAGCGTGCCCGTGGTGTCCAGCGTGACGTCGAGCGTGGTCGCGTCCTCCCAGGCGTTGGAGGCGACGCCGTCCGGGAGGAGGGAGGCGGTCTCCCCGAAGACAGACCGGTCGAAGATGTTCCCGGCGTCCAGATAGGTCGTCCCGCCGTCCGGACTGTAGTAGATCGCGCATCCGTCCCATCCGTCGCCCCCCGACGCCGCGACGTAGAAACCGGCCCGCAGGCCGTCCTCCTCACGCAGCTCGTACCCGCTCCAGGCATAGAACAGGGTCGGCACCACCGCATCCAGCGCCGGCACGCCCGCCGCCTCCGGCGTGCCCCCGACCACGCTCTGGTCCAGGATGCCGGTCACGTCATCATCCCGCACCGCCGAGAAGCGTAGCTCCCCGAACAGCCCGATGTCCATCCCGACGATCCGGCAGCGCTCGTTGACGCCGTTGACCGGCAGCAGGACCGGGCTGCCCGGACAGAGCTTCAGCCACTTCGGTCCGAGCGCGTATCGGTGCGAGGTCCGTTCCAGCCACTCGCCATACAGGAGGCGCTCGGCGGTCTGGCGCGCGTCGTCGTCCGTCATCGCCAGGGGCGCCTGGACCGTGTGCGCCTCCTGCACGTCGCCTTTCGTGTACCGGACGGCTCCCTGCGAGGTCTGCTCGTAGGTGCGCTTTGTAACGTCCGCATCATACCGGAAGTAAGCCAGGTCCAGACGCCCGGGCAGCTCCAGGTCCTGCCCGCGTTTTGTCTCTAGACGGGTCGGCGGATCCCCGCGGCCCTCGCTCCAGACGTGCGCGCCGAGATCGTCCTCCGCGATGGTGGCCGCCTCCGGACAGCCCCGCGGGATGGCGATCAGCATCCCGTCTATCTCCGCCAGGTCGGTCGCTCCCACCCGCAGGACCGGCTCCAGCGCGCTCCGGGCGGCGGTGCGCTGCGCGATCACGAACCCGATGATGCGGTGCTCCGCCTCCTCAAAGGACGTGTCGCTCTCGGCGATCCCGACCTGCTCGGCCAGGTCCCGGAGGATGTCCGCCACGGAGCTGCCTGGCGCTTCCACCTCAAACGACATCGAGGGGATGCGGTTGCCCCAGTCGGTCAGCAGCAGGTCCTCGAACACCGCGTAGGCGATCCCCCGGTAGGCGGGCACGTTCCCCGCCCCTAAAGCAGCCTCCATCAGCGGATCGACCGCTTGCTCCTCTGTGCCGGTGTAGACCGTGATGTCATGCTTGCTCGATGGCGTCGAGTCGACGTCGTAGATGAGCTTGTCTTCCGCCCAGATGCGCCTTACACCCCGGATCGGTCCCCGGCAGATCGCCATCGCGCAGGAGACGGTGTAGGTGTACTCGTTGACCGTGACGCCGCCGCCCCCCTTGCCGCCCTCCTCGCGGCTCGTCACGTGCTCGACCAGGTCCGTGGACCAGAGCATGTTCCCGCCGACGCGCGCGCAGCCAAAGCACTGCGGGATCATCACGCCGTACCCGGAGCCGGTGATGCGCAGGTCGTCCAGCTTCCCCCGGTCCTGCGCCCCCATCTTCGGCGGAAAGAGCATCCCGGCGAGGGAAACTCCGACAGAGAACCCCATCATCGGGTTCCCGAAGATGCTCCCGATCCCCGCCCCTACCGCGCCCAGCACGATCGTCGCCATCGCTACTCCAGGCCAGAGGCCAGAGGCCAGAGGCCAGAGGCTAAGGCGGCCGTTGATTCATCCTTCATCCTTCATCCCTCATCCTTCCACCGATAGGTGGCGACAAGCCGCCTTCTCCACGCTCCCGCCAAAGCGTGCTCGACCACCCGCCCGACGCTCTGATACGTGTGAATGAACCGCTCCACGTTCGTTTCCTCGCCTTTGCCGTTACGAGCCACGAGCCACGCGTCACGAGCCACTTCCGTCACCATCCCCACGTGCTGCGCGCTGCCGCGCATGGAAAAGAGCAGCAGGTCGCCGGGCCGGGCTGCACCATCCGGCACGCGCTCGCACACCGCCTCGATCTGCCGCTGGAGCCTATCCGGGTTGACGATCCGGCTGTAGTGTACGTCCTCGTAGTCCGTCAACCCGATGTCGTGCGCCGCGCAGAGGAGCAACCCGACACAATCAAGCCCCTGCCGCGAACGCCCCGCATGGACAAACGGAACGTTCAGGTAAGACCTGGCCGCTCCGACCAGCCGTTCCTCTATACCCGTTGCCTTTCTCCGTGTTCTCCGTGTCCTCCGTGGTTGATGGCTATTGACGTTACCCGGACGGCGGCCGTCCCCGCCGGATCAGCTTGTCCGTTCCGGGGACATAGGGCTCCGCTCTCATATTGATGACATTGGCAAACCGGCTCTTACAGATGTCAAAGGTCCGGTTGCAGCCGGCCTCCAACGTCGCCGTGTCCCCGACCTGTACCGTGAAGGGGAACGCCTCCTGCATCTTCAGGAGCGCCTCGCCGCCGACCAGCGTGTGGACCTTGATCTCCCGGCTCAGGCCGTTATTCAGGCCGCTCGTGAAGGTCACCTTGCCGTAGTCAAAGTAGCCGCTCGCCTCCGCGCTGGCCCCGAAGGTGAACTGCCGGTCGCTGTCCACGTCCGTCACCGTGCGCGCAAACTGGTAGTCTGTGATGTCTTTTGCGTCGGCGAACAACCCTCCCGGCGCGCACTGGCTGTCCCCCAGGGCCTTCACCCGGCACGTCGGGCTGGTCAGGTCACCGATCTGCTGCGCCAGGCGCTGCATCTGGCTGCGCACCTCCGCGGTGTACTTCCCGTCCTGGATCGTGATCTCCCCGAGGGTCCCCTTCAGGAGCGTCACCGCGCCATCGGAGAGCGAGTCCCAGTTGACCAGCATGAGCGTGATGTCCGCGCCGTCATACCGGCCCGCCAGCAGGTCCGTCTCCGCCACCGCATCGCTCTGCAAGAGGCCAAAGACGTCCAGGTTGTCGATGCCCGTCCCCAGCTCCTGCCGGAGGGCCGTCGCTTCGACCGCCGAAAGCGCCTCGTAGGTCGTTCCGCTAAACGTCAGGTCCCGGTCGTGGGTCGTGAAGCCCAGGATCGTCCCGTCCGTCCGCTCGACCTTGACGCAGACCGCGATGGTCAGACTCTCGCCCGCCAGGTGTGTCGTCATCTCGGCGCTGAGCGTGCGCAATACTCCCGGACAGCAGCCGTCGACGTGCTCCCCGAACGGGTAGGAGAGGCCGAACCCATCGTTGTAGAGCGCCGCCCGCTGGTCCGCCGTCAGTACGCCGCCCCCGCCCGGCGCGGACTTCCAGATACCGACGTCTGAGATCCACCCGTTCAGGATGTTGTAGCCGGGTTCCGCGGGACTATAGCCCCCGATCCGGAAGGGGAGGTCAGCGGTGTAGATGCCTCCGGCGAGCGCCTGCGAGTAGATCGTGCCGTTGTTGACCTGCAGGTTGACCGTGTTGGCAACGGCGTCGTGCCAGAACACCACGAAATAGGGGACGCCATCGGTCGCCACAGGACCGGCCAGGTTGATGATATCCGCCCCATTACTGGTATACTGGCAGCCGATCTTATGGTCCGTCCAGTTAAAGAGGAGGTTGTAGCCATAGACCAGCGAATCCCAGAAGCCGGCCAGGCGCGGCGTGTTGGTGTGCGAGTCGGCCTGGAACCATAAGGCGAGCGTAAAATCGTTATCTCCGATCCCCAGATCCGTATCGCCTTCGCGTAACAACTCGGCGGTCGTATCGAAGTCGGCAGCGTAGCCGAGCAATCCCTTCCGGTGTCCGACGGTTAAGCTCCGGTCCTCCACCAGGTCCTTCCCGCCGCAGGTCGCGTCGTACCGGTCGATCCCCGGCCCCTCCCGCAGCTTCCAGTACACCAGCAGCGTATCCAGCAGCCCCATTTAGCCGTTGTCCTTGCCGTTTCTAACCACGAGCCACGAGCCACGAGCCACTAGACTCGCAGCTCCACGATCGGCACGCTCCAGCTTCGCACCGTCACCGCATCCTGCTTCATCTGCATCTGATCGGTATCAAAGCGCACCGGCACGTCGAACTCGAACGTCGCCGTCGGCACGTACCCGGGCGCCGCGGCGAACGTGCAGACGCCGGTCGCGCTGGCCAGGCTCCACGCGACCGCGCTGAGGGATGCGTTGCCGGGCGTCTCCAGCGCGGAAAAGTCGGCCGTCAGCGCCAGGGTCGTATTGCGCAGGTCGCCGACAAAGGTGATCGTGTAGGGACCGCCCGCCGAGCCGGTGACCGTCGCGTTGCCGCTGCCGACCGAAGAGAGGCCCGTCAGCGCCGTCTGCACCGTCGCCGCGCTCGCGTTGTAGGCGATCTCTCCCGTCGTCTGGCTGTTGAACGTCAGGTGGAAGTGCCCCGACGCCTGCGCGCCGAGCGTTACCGTATACGAGGGTAGCACCTCTACTCCCGTGCCCGGATGATAGAGCTGCACCGTGCCCGCGACCGGCTTGTTGATCTCCCGCGTGTGGGTGATCGCGCCGGAGGTGTAGACCTTCTGCAGCTGGAAGGTGGTCGTGGTGATCTGCGCGGTGGCGTGCTTGGTCTCCACGTCGCCGATCTTGGAGGAGTAGTCGGCCCAGTCCTTGAACCGGAAGCCGCGCAGACGACCCTGCCGCGCGATGAAGAAGGCTGCCAGCACGTCTGCCTGCGCCCGGCTGCGGTCGTCGTACTGGATCTCCCAGCGCCGCCGCCCCTCGGCCCACTGCGCCACCCGCTGCTCCGCGCCGCTCCCCGTCACGATAACGACGGTCGAGTACATCGGCCCGCCGGTCGCCCCGTAACTCAAGCTCTCAGGGAGCCGGATTTCATCAAACGCCATATCTGTCCCTTATGTAGGGCGCGTGCCTTCCCCGACACCCGTCACCCGTCACCCGTCACCCGTTCCTTGCCTGCGTGCGATTGGCTGCACGCCACGCGTCCTGATAGAGCTGGTCCTGCGACGCCCGGAATGCCTGCACGTCCGGCGTCGTGATGTTGAAGGTGATGTTGACAGAGCCGCCCGCCGCCGCCCCGGCCAGCCGGCCCGTCGGTACGATCTGGCCGCCCCGGTCCGGCGTAAAGAGTTCCGGTCCCTGCTCGCCGACGATATAACTCCGTCCCGACACCACCGGCCCGCCCGCGGCCCGCCCGCCGCCGAAGAAGGCGTTGACGCCCGCGCTGCCCCCGATGGCCCCGATCAGGAGCCTGGTCAGCTGCGAGGCCAGATAGTCGGCGGCCATCCGCTGCAGCATCTGCTGGAAACCCTGGACCACCGAGCCGAAAAACCCCTTGAACCCGCGCTGGAACAGGTTGTCGAACGCCGACTGGAAGACGCCGTAGAAGTCCTGCGCCACGCCCCGCCAGATATCGCGCATCTGCTCCGCCTTGCGCCGCTGCTGCTCTATCGCACGGTCCATCATCTGACCCATGCCCGCAGACATCCATTGCATCCCCTCCGAGATCGCGCTGCCGATCCCGAACGTACCCGCCGCTTTCCGGGCGCGCTCATTTTCTGCGGCCCGCTTCGACTCGGCAAAGAGCGGACCGAGCATCCCGCTGTACTGGCCCATCGCGCCGGTGGCCTGCGACAGGGCCGCGAACTGGTCGCGCGCTTTCAGAAGACCCATCTCGACGCGCATCTTCGCCAGGTCCGAGGCCGTCTTGCGCAGGTTTGCCGGAAGCTCTGCAAGCGTCTTCCCGAACACCTCCAGGGAGACCCGCTCCGCGTCCGTGGCCGCCTTCATCTGCAGCAGCTCCACCCGCGCCCTCTCCATCGCCGACGTGCCGGTCTCCTGTAGACGCCGGTTCTCCTCCTGCGTCTTCGTCAGCTTCTCCAGGGCCTCCCGCTGACCGAGGAGAGACTTCAGCCGCGTCTCGCTGATCCCCGGATACTCCGCCTTCAGCTTCGCCAGGCCCTGCAGTTCGTTGTTGCGGGTCTCCCGGATGCTGGCGTTGGTGACGTCCAGCGCCTCGCGGAACTTCTTCTCGCTCTCCTGGCCTTTCAGGCGCTCCGTGACCGCCTCCCGCAGGTGCGTGATCTTCGCGCGCAGCGCCTCGGATACCAGCCGGTACTTCCCGGCCAGGTCCGAGGCGACCTGGCTGCCGCCCTCCTGGAGCGTGTTCAGCCGGCTCTGCAGCGAGGCGACCTCCGCCAGCGCGGCCTTCGTCTGCGCCTGCGCAGGCGTGAGCTTCGGCTCGCGCGCCGCGCGTTCCGGCGTATACCCGTAGATCGGCGCGCCCGGCGAGGCCATCTTGGAGAGGAGCGCATCCACACCGCCTGCTGACCTCCCACCTCCCATCTGCACGTGCCACGGCTCGTACTTCCGGCCCGCCGCGCGAGAGAGCATCGGAAAGGTCAGACCGAGCGAGGGCGCGATCTGGTGCGCCAGGTCCAGACTGCCCGACAGGTCCGCCGCCATGCCGCGCTCGTGCAGCGAACGACCGGGCGGCGCCGCCAGACCCGGCTTACGGCGGTACAGCTCCGCCTGCTGCGCGGTGGTGCGAAAGCCGTCCGTGATCGAGAGACGACCGCCCCGCGCTTCGACCGCCTTCGCCAGCTGGTCCAGGCGGGAGGCGAAGTTGACGTTCATCCCCCGATAAACACCCGATGGCGCAGTCCCGGCCGGCGCGGTGGATGGGCGCATCGACGCCGGCAGGAACGCGCCGCCCGTCGGCCCGTACATCGCCGACAGGGCCGCCGGACTGTTGGGATACTTCGAGGCGGTCGAGTACTGCAGGGCGCTGACCGTCAGGCCGGCCCCCAGAGTGCCGAGGCCGATCCCGCCTAACTTGCCGGGCAGACCCGCCGCGCCCCCGGCCAGAGCCGCCCGACCCTGCGCCAGGGCCGCCGCCTCCGCCGCCACCCGCGCCGCGATCCAGGCGCTGCGCAGCTCGACCACCAGCTTGATCAGACCCGCGACCCGCCCGCCGACCAGCATGAGCGCGCCGCCGAGTAGACCCCACTTGACCAGGTTCTCCTGCGTCGCCGGGCTGAGGCGCTGGAACCAGCCGAGCAGTTCCTGCAACGCCTTGAGCACGGAGCGCAGCGCCGGCAGCAACACGTTCCCGGCCTGGACCGCCGTGATCTCGATCTCTTTCTTGAACTGCTCCCACCCGGCTGCTTTTAGCTGCTCGTTTAAGGCCCGCTGCGTCGCGCCGATCCCCTCGGTCGCCTTGCCCATCTGCAGCAGCTCTTCCCGGAAGCGCCGTCCGTTCTCGGAGCCGGCGGTCAGGAGCCCGCGAAACGCCTGCATGTCGGGAAACAGCTTGCCTAACGCGTCCTGCTGGCCCCGCGTCTTCTCGATGATCTCGGCCAGCACGCCCCCCAGACCCTTGCTCTGCAGCGCGGTCAGCCCGTAGCTGATCCCCATCTCCCGCATCATCTTGGACGCCTCGTCGGAGGGCCGGATGATCTTGGTGATCAGGTTCTGGAGGTCGTTGATCGCCTCGGCGCCGGACTGGCCCGACTTGGTCGCGACGGCGATGTAGGCGCCCACTTCCTGGAGGCTGATGCCGGCTTTGGCGGCGATGGGCAGCACCGAGCCGATGCTGCCGGCCAGCTCGCTAAAGTTGATGACACCCCGGTCCACGACCTTGAACAGGACGTCCATCGCCTCCTTGGCGCTGTGGACGCCGGGGATGCCGCTGTTCAGAACGCCCATCAGCGCCCGGCCCGACGTGGCCGTATCGGACAGGCCCGCCGTCGCCCCTTTTGCCGCGACGTGCAGCACCTCCAGCGCCTTCTTGCCCGTGAAACCGGAGGAGTAGACGTCGTAGAGCCCTTTCGCCAGGTCGCGCGGTCCCTGCGTGATCGACGGGTCCTTCGCAACGCCCATCACCGCCGCCTTGAGGCCCTGGAACTCCTTCTCGCTCACCTGCGCAATCGAGTTGACGTTGCGCATGGACTTGTCGAAGTCGTTGGCGACCTTCGCGCTCGCCCCCAGAGACGCGACGATCCCGGCCCCCGCGACCTCTAATCCGCGCCCGATCTTCTCCCCCACGTCCCATCGCAGGCGGGAGAACTCGTCGTGCGCGCGTTTGGCGGCAGCCGCGGCTTTCGCCGCCTCCGCTTCCGCCCGCTTGGTGGCGGCTTGCGTGGCCTTCTCGGCTTCGGCATAGGCGCGCTTGGTGTCGCGCGGGATCTTCTGCAGGTCGTCCGTCTCGGCGGTGACCCGCACCGCTAAAGAGGCAATGTCCATCAAATTCCTATAGACAGGATGAACAGGATGGATAGGATTTTTTTGATCCTATAAATCCTGTTGATCCTGTCCAATGTCTTTGTCTTTCCCGTCACCCGATACCCATCACCCGCGCTTCGTGCCACCGGCGCGCCTCCTCCTCCGCAAACCAGATCATCACCGCGCGGTTGTAGTCGAGCATCGGTATCTGACGCGCCTCGCGGGCCGGAATGCCAAGCACCCGGCCCGCGATCACGTCGAGATAGTAGGCGGGCAGCTTCGCGCCCCGGACCTTCGAGCCCAGCGTCAGGAACCGAACGATCCCGTCTCGCTCGGAGGGTCCGGCTGGCTGTCCTCGGCGATGGCGCGCGAGAGGGCGATCAGCAGCGAAGAGGGCACCAGGGAAAGCGTGTCGACGTCGATGGGCAGAACCTTCCCGCCCTCCGACGCCGGCTTATCATACAGGTCCCAGGAGTCAATGAGCGTGACGAGCATCACCCGGAAGGGCATCGTCTTGATCTCCGATTCGCCCGCCGACGCGATGCTGTCCTCCAGCTCCGGCGTGAAAGCGCCGGGCCGGTAGTGGAGATGGAGCGTCTCGCCCTCGTACTCGACTGCCAGCGCCTTTGTCACCGCCTTCAGCGTTTTCAGGTCCATGCCTTCCTCCTCTTGCCGCTGCCCTTGTCTTTACCCTTACTAGCCACGAGCCACGAGCCACGAACCACCAGCCCCTGTCACCCGCCGGCCGGTACCGCCGGTATCGTTCCGAGCACCTTCGAGCTGTCCACGACCACCATGCCGTTGAGGGTGACCACGACCTTTCCCGCGGGGTCGGCTACGATGACATAAGGCATCTCTTTCAGTACGACTTTCGTTACCTCGTCGAAAAACACCGCCTTCCCGCTGATGTTCCACTTCCCGCCTTCTGCCTTGATGGTCGGCTGCACGGTGTCATAGAAACGGTAATTATACCGCTCCCAGACCACCGCGGTGTGCAGGGCCTCATAGGTTACCACCATCGTGTAACTTTTACGACCCAGCGGATCCGTCTCTTCCGCGACCACGTTGAAAAACAGGCTGGCTGCCCACGACGGAACAGCCGCGAACAGCGTCAGCACGACCAGCATCAGCCGTGCTGCCAGTTTGAATGACCTCATGAGAGTTAACTCCTTCCGCCCCCTCCGGGGCAGCCACGTAAGGGATGGTTTTCCCCTGTCTTTTCCAGCCACGAACCACGAGCCACGAGCCACGAGTCACGCGCCTTTAGAGAGCCGTCAGCGCCGTCTCGACGATCACTTCCATATAGCTGCCGACCGCCGAATGGTAGAGCAGCTGCAGGTCGTAGGTGCCGGCCTGAACATCCTCGTGCGGTCCCCGCTTCGGGTTGAGGAAGGCAAACGGCGCGGTCAGGATGATCCTGTACTTGTAGCCGGTCTCGATAGAGGAGCCGTTGGCGACGATGCGGATGTACTTCGTCGTACCCGAGCGCAAGTCGTCCATGAAGGCGTCGGCTACGCTGTTTTGCTCGACGATCAGCTGCATGGTCGGATCGCCGGCCAGCTCGAGAGTGCTGCTTAAGGAAGGATCCGCCTCGTCGAGCGTCATCACGCCGCGGTGCCGGGGCTTGAAGTCCCACTTCCATTGCAGGCAGTCCTCCAGCTTCGTCAGCCCGAGCAGTGACGCACCCACGTAGACGGAGACCTTCTTCGGGGGAACCGGCACGTGCGCGACCTCCGTCAGCGTCAGTCCCGCCGTGCAGTAGCCGATGTTGGCCGCCGGGCTGGTGCCGCCCGTCAAAGAGGTGCCGTCCGCCGAGAGGACCGTGATGGTCGTCTCCGCAAGGTCTTCGATGAACTCCACGGACCAGGGGCCGCCCAGGTTCGCCGTGATCGCCGCTCCCGCGCCGCCTACCAGGCTGCCGAAGTCGGCGGTAAGGGCCAGGTCGGTGTGGATCAGGTCGCCGGTGAAGGTGATCGTAAACGGCGTGGTGTTGCCGGGTCCGCCCGACACCGTCACGTTGCCCGTGCCGATGGTGGAGAGCGCCGCCAGGGTCGTCTGCAGTGTCGACGCCGAGACGTTATAGGCGATGCCGGTCGCCGAGACGCCGTTGAACGTCAGGTCGAACGTGCCGCTTGTCGGCGTGTCCAGGTCCAGCGTATAGGCGCGCGTGCCGATCACGGAGACGTTGCCCGCCAGAACGGTCGAGAGCAGCTCGAGCGCCGCCTCCACCTCCGCGCCGGACGCGTTATAGGCGATGTTACCCGTCTCCTGCCCGGCATACGTGAGGGTGAAGGTTCCGCCCGTCGGCGCGCCGGAGAGGTAGACGTTCTGCACCCGGTAGCCTTCCGCCAGCCGCCGCCCGAGCGTCTTGCCGGTCACGTCCGCGCCCTTCTCCGCGACCGTCAGCCCGAAGTCCGTGAACTTGTGGCCCGCCGCCCGGCCCGCCTCGCGTGTCGTGCCGGTGGCGACGGTGTAGCTTTCGACGGTGTCCGGATCGCTCTGTTCAGGCAGGAACCGCCAGCGCCGCGTGTTCGTCGCCGCCGTCGTGGCGATGCTCGCGTTGCCCGGTGTGGTCAGCGTGGAGAAGTCCGCCGTCAGCGCCAGGGTCGTGCCGATCAGCCCGGCCCGGAAGGTGACCGTAAAGGGTCCGCCCGCCGCGCCGGTCACCGTCACGTTGCCGCTCCCGACCGTCGACAGCGCCACCAGCGCGCTCTGGACGGCCGACGCCGCAGCGTTGTAGGCGATCTCATCCGTCGTCTGCCCGTTGAAGATCAGGTGGAAGTGACCGCTGCTCTGGGTACCGAGCGTCACCGTCCAGACGCCGTTGGTCGTCGGCGTGCTGATAGTGGCCGTACAGAGCAGCGAGGAGAGCAGGTAGAGGAACTCGTTGAAGGCCCAGATGCCCTTTAAGCTCCCCTCGCTGCTCTCTTTCATCACCACCATGCCGACCGGGGCCTTGTTGCCCTGCACTTTCACCGGCTCCGCGGGGACCACCGCATCCAGGTCCAGTGAGAGACCGAGCAGGCGCTTCAGCGTCTGCACCGCCGTGCCCTCCATCGCCTCGACCCCCAGGAGCACGCGCTCAAAGATTGCTGCTCTTCCCGCCATTGTATCTATCCTCCGCAAATCAAAAGCCCGTCTCCCCTAAAGAGACAGGCTCTGCCGCTCAACAAAAAGGCGCCTCCTATTCGGCGCCGAATGATGCCGTTCCTGAATGTTCCTGACACCATCAGGAGACTGCCCGGATGTACGGGCGGTAGTACCCTCCGCCCCAGCTGTATCGAACGCCGTTCTCGATGTCACTGTCTGCAGCCGGGTGCTCCCGCACGCAGCCCAGGATCTCGTATTCCTGTCCCTCAATGGTTACGGTAGAGACCGGGTTATCTTCATCGGGCTGCACGTCCAGCAGCGCGTCCAGGCGCATCACAAGCGCGGCGATGTCGCCATAACCCCCCTCGCCAATCACCCGCACCAGAAACAACGGCTTCGACAGGAGTCGCTTGCCACCGACGCCCCGGCAGTCGGTGCCGGCGATGAAGGCGGCGGTAAGGAGCGGATAGGCCGGCGGATCCCCGTTCGGATCGTCCGGATCTACGTCCGGCGCGCCGTCCGCGTAGGCGCGGGTGCCAATGCTCGCCGAGAGTGTCGTATCCGCAATCGCCGTGCCGGTGATCCACTTATAACCGGCCAGCACCTCGCTCATCAGGAACCCTCAGCGGCAGGGCTGCCCATCATGAACTCCTCGCGTTTCATCCCAGTTTCCCGACTGCCTCGCGCACTGCCTCACGAGCCGCCTGCCGGACCGCCTCCATCATGTCGCGCACGAAGAGCGGACGCTGCTCCTCAGCAGAAGGGGCCAGGAACGGGCGCGGTTTGATCTTCCCGCCTGGCGTGCCCTGCTCCAGGTACTTGCCGCCGTACTCCGCGCCGACCTGTACCTCTGAGGTCCTCTCCCCGACCACCACGCTGACGATGCTCTCCTCCAGTTCCTTCGACCAGGAGGCGGGCGCTTCGCCGGGCGCGCTGGCCTGGTGCGGCGAGGGCTTCGTGCGCGAGCGGTAGACCCGGCCGGTCTTCGGACCCCGCTGGATCTTCGCCTTCGCGCGATCGCGCAGGGCGTCGGCGGTGTGCCGCACCACCTGCCCCGCTTTATCCCCCGTCAGCGCCACCAGCTGCGGCGACAGGTCGAACCGCATCTCCATCTTAATCGCCATCTCGCCATGCCCCTCGCCGTTCCCCGATACCCGGCAGCCGAAAGCAGCAAGTACGCTCTCAACTGCTCACCCGACACCCGACACCCGAACCAGCGTCGCCGTCAGCACCGTCGCGCCGGTCCGGCCCGCATCTGTCTCGGTCACCTCGTAGGTCCGCCCGCCGATCACCACGCGGTCCGCCGGGCGCACGTCGCCGTCCAGCTTGAAGTAGCAGGTCCAGACCGTCAGGCTCTTGAGCTCCCCGGCCTGCACGACCTCCGCGCGCCGCGTCGTCTTGTCCAGCGCGCAGGCCACCTCGCCGGCGTCATTCCAGACCAGGCTGTGCGTGCCCAGGCCGTCGGCGGTCAGCGTCTTGCGCCGGATCGTCGCCGTCTCGGAAAGCGTGATCGGCTCCGGCGCGCTCGGTCCCCCGCTTGCCGGATCCGCGCTCCCGAACGATCCCGGCCCCCCCGGCGTCAGCGGCACCGCCTCTCCTCCCGCCGTTCCCCGACACCTGACACCTGACTGAGCGGAAGCGGACTTCCCATCAGCTTTTGACATTTGACACCCATCTCAGACCACCTTCCGGTATGCGTACACGTTGATCCCGGTCGTATCCTCCCCCACGTCGCTATAGTTGACCAGGGTGATGACGTAGATCAGCCGGTGCCAGATCAGCTCGTCGCCCTCCATCGGCGGCACCACCAGGCTCGTCGGCAGGAAATCGGCCGGATTGAACCGGAAGACGCGCGGGTCCGCGGAGGCGATGTAGGGTCCGAGCGTGTCCTTCTTGTCCAGCGCCTGCACGCCCACCTTCGCGCCGCTCACCTCCTCGGTGAGGACCCGGTACTCCGTGCCCTGGAACTCGACCGTCGTCCCGACCTTCTCGCGCAGGTCCTGCAGCTGCCAGGCGATGTTCTCGCTGATGTGACTCATCCGCCTTTGCCCTTACCAGCCACGAGCCACGAGCCACGAGCCACTAAAGAGACACCCGTTCATACCGCAGCGCCGCCATCTCATAGTCGTCCCGCCATCGCTGCGCTTCCAGCGAAAGCGGAGCCGTGCCACCCCCCCCGTAGCGGATCTCGGTGTTCAAGTCCCGGTGCGAGAAGAGACCTCGCGAGATATTGAGCGAGAGTTCCTGGTAGGCCAGGTAAGCCCCGTACTGACGGACCGCCTCCCACGCGTCGTCCGGGATCGTCTCCGCGCGCCCCCACCGCCCGATGATCCGGATCGAGCGGGGCGGGCCATACTGGTTGCTCGAAAACTGCACGATCTCCCAGGGACGCCCCTCCGCGTCGGCGTTGTAGTCGCCACCGGCATCTGTCAGCCAGAAGTGCTCATTGACGGTCAGCGCCGTCCCGTCCGGCTCACTGACGGAGAGGTGCGTGGTGAGGCTGGTCAGCGTCAGCAGCCCCGCCTCCAGACGCAGCAGACGCCCGCCGCCCCGTGAGACGCCCTCCCGGTTGGGCCCGGGCGGATCGAACCAGCGCGTCACGTCCGCCGCGTCCTTGAGGAAGGGTTTCCAGCCGGTGCGCTTCTCCCAGTCGCTCCAGGCCGCCGGCGCCTTGACGTCCAGACGCATCAGCGCCACGGCATCATCAAACTTCGTCGGGTTGATGACGCCCAGACTCTCGATGTACTGCTTCAGATCGTCGCTGGTCGGAGCCGCCGCCTGACCCATCAGACGACTTCCTCCAGTTCCGTCCAGGTCGGCGTGGCCCGCGTGCCGGTGTTCTCGTAGAGCACGCCCGCGCCGTCGCCGTTCTTGGCCGCGAGGACGCACCCGTTCTGCGCGCCGCGATAGGTCCCGCGCACTCCCGGCGTCACCGTCGTGATCGTCACGTCCTCGTCATCTCCCACGCCGGTCAAGCTGGTTCCATCGCCCGTCATCTGCGTCTGGTTGAGGCCGCCCAGGTTGTTCTGGAACGTCACGTCGACCGGCGTCGCCGGCAGCGATCCGCCGGAGCAGGCCACGTCGCCCGGCTCCACGTTGGAGAGCGCCTGCAGCGCCGCCTGTACCACGGCTGCCGTTGCGTTATAGGCGATGTTTCCCGTCTCCTGGCCCGCGTAGGTGAGCGTGAAGGTGCCGCCCGTCGGGCTGCCGTCGAGCGTCACCCGCTGCACCTCGTTCACGCCGTTGACCGGCACCCCGTCAAAAACGAGCTGGCTGTAGTTCTGTGGCATGTTTACCGCCTCGCGTTCGCCATCCGGCTCCGGGATTCGATCTGTCGCCTGTGGCGCTTCTTCTCCCACGCCGCCTTCCGTCGCTGGCTGGCAAGGGAGGGTTTGGTAGGGCGCGAAAAGGACAGCGCCGGAATCGGATGCGACTCCAGTTTCCCGCATCGCGCGCAGATCCGCTCCCAGGAATCTTCCAGCAGGGTCCGCAGATGCCACCGATGGCCGGAGAGATAACACAGGAACCGTCGAAGCATCCGTCTCATTTCCGACAACCGGCCCAGTATCCGTCTCACTTCCGACCTCGCGGCCCGCGCTTCATCTTATCCTGCGCCGGCGCAAAGGGTGCCGCCGCCTCCGCCTCCGCGCAGCCGAAAGCAGCAGGAATGCTCTCAACCGCTTCTACCAGCCGGGGCGCGGGCTGGACCAGGACGCGCACCACCTCGGCGGACTCCGTCTCTACCAGCACGCAGTCCCCTTCAATCCCCCGGACCGTGCCGGCGTGTCCAGCCAGGCGGACCTTCTCGCCGATCATGTAGACAGGCATCTCACTTCCCTCGTTTTGAAGGCGTCGGTGTCCGCTTCGGGGCAGGCGTCGGTTCCGGTAGCTCGGGTCGTTCCGGCTCAACCTCAGAAACATCAGAAACCTCACAAACCTGCTCTTCCGCCCATCCCTCGCGCAGAAACACGCCTCCCAGGTCGTCCGGCAGCGTGTAGACCTGGCCGGCCTGGTAGGTATTGACACGCATCCCATCGGGAGAGCCGTCCATCGTCTTGAGCATCCGCACTTCGATCATGGTACTTCCCTCGCTTTCGCCTGGATGTGCGGCAGGTCAACGAAGCTCGACCAGTCGCCGCCCCACTCCAGGCCGTATGTCCGCGCCGCATGACCCAGGATCTGCCACAGCACAAGCGGGCCGTCCCAGTGAAAGCGTCCTTTTCTATCCAACCAGACGATGTCCGCCGCATCCCGCTCGGTGTGCCGGCTATGTTTCGTATGGGTGACGATCGAGCCGGGCCGGGTACGTCCCTGCGCGTAGAGATAGTCCTGCCGGGTCTGACTGCGGTATGTTTCGAAGATCACCCAGGCATAGAAGTTGGTGAACTTCCCCACGGTCTCCCGGTTTGCCTGTTCCAGAGCCAGCACGAGCGCGAGACGAAACGCCGGCAGCAGCGCGTTCACGTCTCGGCATACCTTAATTGGATTGTCACGCTTCGCCGCCGGCATGATCGTATCTACCGCTTGAACTCGCCGAGGACCGCGAACGTGAAGCTCTGATCCTCCACCGGGTCGCCGTCCTTCGCCACGATGTACCGCACCCGCACCTGGTCGCCGAAGATGGACGGCCTTACCACTCCGGCGTTGCAGTCGCTCGTGAAGTCCACCGTGCTCGTGCCCGCCGCGCCCGCAGGATCCAGCGTGGCGCTGTACTTCTGTGAGTCCGCGCCGTTGCCCAGGATCTGCGGGAAATGAACGACGTTGAGCCAGGTGCTCCCGCCGTCGAAACTGGTGTCTACATACACGTCGAGGGTGTCTCCCACGTCCGTGTCGGCGTCGGTGACGATCAGGGCGATCTGCGCCTGACGATACGCGCCCAGGCCCGTGATGGCAGTCCCGTTCACCGTGCCCGACGCCGTGACGGTCGTCTCCGGCTGCAGCGTCACCTGACGCACCGGCCCGTAGTTGTCGACCAAACTTACGCTCATGCCGCTCTCCCGTTAGCGGCCGGTGACCGTGGCCGTGGCCTTGACGAGCCACGAGCCACGAGCCACGAGCCACTCGCCTATACGAACGTGATAGCCCCGCTGGCGACCAGCTTGCCGTTGGGCAGCACGAGGATCAGGTACCAGGTCGCTGCCCCGGCCTCGATCAGGTTGATGTCGATGTCGCCGTCGGACTCGCTCACCAGGTCGAACGCTTTCGGCACAGCCGAGAGGGCTGTCTCGGTGGAATCGTTGAACGCCGCCGTGGTCACATCGGAGCCGTTGGTCAGGTCGTCGGTGTTGGCGGTCCAGTCGCCCGCGTTGTTCTCGATGGCGATGTAGCCCAGAGCGATGTTACCCGCATCCGCTGCCGGCAGGGCCGCCAGGGCCGTAGGAGCGTCATTATACGCCTGAGGACTGGCCGGCACTTTGGTGGAGACCGTGCCCGCCGCGTTGATCTGGATGAGGATGACGCCGAACTTGCTCGCGGTGATGACGTGCGCCGCCGTGAAGGTGAGGGCGGTCGTCGCCGCTTTCGTGTGCGAGACGCCGTTGAGCATGAACGCGGCCGTCTGCGTGGTCTTGAACTTCTCCGGGACCGCGTCGATGGCCAGGTTACCGTCCACGATCAGGGCGTTGGCGAGCGCCGGCGTCAGGGAGACTAGAAGCCCGTCCGTGCCGATGGCGATCCCGCCGGAGGGTGTGGCGGCTGCCAGGCTGTCGCCGTTTGCGTCGTCGCTGAGGTAAGCACGCACGTGGCCACGCACCGCCAGGTCCGCAGCATTGCCGTCCTTGAGCTGGACCGCGACGTTGATCGTGTTGCCCCCTGTTTCGGCCCCGACGACGATCGTCGCATCCAGGGGCGCGCCGTCCAGCTTATTGATCTCGTCCGCCGTGGCGGTGAGCGCCGCGAGTTTCGCGACGTCGGCATAGACGACACTGGCGACGGAGCCGGGGTTCTGCCCGTCCCGCACGTTCAGTTGCCCGGCCACACCGGCCGCGCCGTTCACTCCGAGCGTCGCCTGGCGAGCCCCGACGACGTCTTTGTTGGCATCGGCGATCACCGCTTTGCTGGCGACGACGGTTGTGCCGGACCCGTTCAGGTATCCCAGTTCGGTGGCGTCCAGGCCCGTCCCGGCCATCGCGTTGATCTCCGCCGCGGTGACGGTAATGGCCGTGCCGTTTATCTTGAGCGCGCCCCCGCTCTCGATGTCGATCTCGCCGCCGCTCTCTACGTCGAGCGATCCGCCCGAGGCCACGACCTGCCGGCTGCCGCCCTGCTCGCGATACACTTTCGGTTGATAGGTGCTCATTACATTTCTTCTCCGTTGGCTTCAGCCCGCGCCGCCCGCGGACCTATCCGATTTTCGGAACGAATGAGTACGCAGGCGGCCTATGGCGGCCACCGCCCTGCGCCTTTTTTGCCCTTGCCTTTTCTAGCCACGAGCCACGAGCC